GCGATGATCGGCATCGATATACGGCGAAATTGCCAACCGGGTTCGAAACTCGACGTGCGTTTCGTCATCCTTCATGTCGACGCGCACGTCATAGCCTGGGCGAACCTTCTTCGTCTCGCCCATGATCGACGTAAGTTTCTGCCCGTAAGCGAGGAACGGATAAAGATAGAGCGGGATCAACCGCAGCCCGGCGAGCTTATCGCCCGGTTCGTCCGTCCACTTGTTGAAGCCGAGAATGGCGCATTCGTCGTCGGAAAGCTCCGTCACGTCGACGCGGCCAATCGCCGGTTCCGCATCGGGATAATTCTTCGGGCATCCGGTATGGTGAAGAATGCGGTCGACGGCGCCACGAATGTTATCGCGGCAATAGTCGTCGCTCCACGTCTGATAGCATATGGCTTCGGCGGCCGACATGGCCATGATCGCCTGAATATGCCGCACTTTGTCAATAGCGTTCATGTTGGTTTCCTTCAGTCCATGCGTGCCACGGCAATATCACCGTTGGGTTGACGAACACAAACCCAAGAGCTTTCGAAAAGCATAATGAGTTCGTCTCGAAGCTTCACATAAGCAATAAGCGCCATCGGCGGATCGCCCGGATATGAAAGCATCTTATGTTCGCCGCGCTCAAACAACTTGAAACCCGGCAATTCGTGCCAGCCCCCGCCATGCTGATAGCTCTTGTCGAGTTGATCGACGGCCTTGGCTGGATTAGTTTCATTCAAGCCGTCGAATACGAAGCCGATCATATCGAACGGGCGAAGGCCACGCTTACGCATATGATCGGCTGCAAGCGGCGAAAAAGTTGGTTCGATCATTGCGGCTTCCTCTCCAATCACAAACCGGCGTTTAAGCTGAAAGTTCCGGCTTGTCAACCCGTCCACTCAATCATTCGATACGAAGGCACGGTGGCCCAACTGGCGGCTTTAGCAAAGGCTCGCTTGGCGTAAACCCAACGGTTGCCATAAAGCCTCCACGTTCCGTCCGCATTCTGGATCGGCTCGCCGATCAAGCGCATGACGATATGGCCGCGCGCTCGATCCTTGAACGTTGCTGCAATCGTGGTGCCCACAATCAAGCTTCGCGATAGATTTGCCACCACCGTCGATCCTCCGCGTATCGAGCATATCGAAAGACGCGCCCGGAGCCGTCCCGGTTGCGACGTGACACTTGGGTTGCCACCGTTGCTTGCGACGAACAATCTTCGGCTTTCTCGCCAGCCGGAATGTTCGCTACGTCGCCGACAAAGAAGCTGTGCCCGACTTCAAGCTTGTCGAATACAAATTTAGCCGGAGCTTTGCCCTTTCGTGGTGGCGGGGGAGGCGGTGCGTCGGTTCTGATATATGACATGATTATTCCTAGGCTATGCACGATATTTAATGTGTACCATGTTCTAGATAATGGCAAGCCCTAGGTATATAAGCGACTTATAAGGCATATATGGCGACTAAGTGTCTGATTTCATTACGTTTTTCAAATATAAGGCTCGATCATTTTTTCTCATTCTGTAATTCCACCTATTTTCGGGCGTCCGTCTATTTGTTGAAGGTATTGTTGGCGATTTGTTGAAGTTTATTCCGGCTTATTCGAATTATAATTTACTTCGTATTCTATATATTTATTATATCATTATATTTTTAATTAGAAATGGCAGTTTTCCGCCGCTCCGCTCGATATAATGCCCCGTTATACGCCTTATATTTTTAATTGTGCCGATTTAGCGAGCGCGCCGCAGCCGGAATAACTGTGGGCATATGAGTTGACAACGGCTTCAGGCTATGCTTAGCGTGCAACGTGACGATATCCAACCTAGCCGCCATGCTCGATCGAGCCGACGCCGACGACGTAGCGGAAGGCCGGCTCGCATATCGGCGTTACAATGCTGTCATGGCCGACTTTGCCGAATGCTATGGCGTGGAGCTTGGCCGCGTTGTGGCCGCCTTTGTGGCGTTGTCACCGAATAGCGACTATTTCGGCAACCTTCGCTCGTTGGCTTCGGTGCTGTGCTACCGGGATGCGCCAGCCGAGCGCGTCACAGTCTCGACGTATAATCATTGCAAGCTTCGGGCACTTGGCTATGTCAATGGTGACGTTGATTTCCTCGCCACGGTGAAGGGGCCTAAGATACGATCATTCTTTCTGAATATCGTCGATCCTGTTGACCCTATGCCGGTGACAGTCGACGGCCATATTCACGCGGCATGGCTTGCCGAGCGTCTGACGATGAAAGAAGCCATCATTCGAGGCCGGCGCCAATATGAAGCCATCGCAGCCGACGTGCGCGAGTTGGCCGCTTCAGCCGGCATGATCGCCAATCAAGTGCAAGCCGCGATATGGTATGCGCGCAAGCGCCACCTTGGCATTGTATATGATGCACAGCTTCAGCTTTTCGGCGATCCTTCGGATAAGTGGCGGACGATCGTTCGGCCTTGCGATGCGCCGCCGTATCCGCTAAAGCCGGCTTGAACTTCATCGAAGGAACCGGGCAAATGGCTTTCGAAGGTATCGCTGATTTCGCTTGGACCGTTGCCAAATGGTCGGCGTTGCTGGCGTTCTTTTGCATGGATTGGACGCATAGCTTTCCGCCCGGCTCTTGGGCCGCAACGTTCGATAACGTCTTTTCCATATCTGTCGGCGTTTGGGCGGTGACCGCATTTATCAACGCCGTTATCAAGGTTTCTTCGAAGTGACTAAGCTAGTCGAGCTTGGCGACAAGTTCCGGCTGACGATCCGGCTACGCAATAGCGGCCAAATCTGGCATCAATGCGAGGCCGTAGCCAACGTGGTTCACGACAAGATATTCAACGTTTCTTATACCTTGCCCAACGGCATTGGTACTAGCGAGGCGTTTTATCGTGATACCTTGCGTAACTGTGCGGATCGCTTCAAAGGTATGTTCCTGTTTAGCTCCGCGCATACCTACGCATATGAGCTTGAAAGGATAGCCGATGGCTAGGCAATTCATCCGTTGCAACATCGTCGACGCCAGCTTCGAAAAAGGTGCCGGCGAAGTGTTGCTGAATACGCGCAACCTTGCTTGGATATGCAAGCATCCGACGAACCCGAATGCGTGCCTTGTGAAGATGGGCGATGGCGCCGTCTTAGCTGTCTTGGCATCGCTCCGCGACATGCAACACGAAATCGAGGCGATGGCCGATGCGTAATCTATTCCGACGCTTTTGGGCTTGGCTGAATAAGTCTGTCTCCGAAGAAGACAAAATCTTCAATCAAGAGTGGTGACGATGGCTGTCATTCATATGCGATCGAGCCGCAATGTCTCCGGCTATGGTGACGTGACCGGCCCGTTGTGCGATCCTTTCCGCACGGAAACGTCAACTCTGGAATGGAGCAAGGTTAGCTGTGACCGATGCAAATTTGAAGGCTTCAAGCTATCGCGTGACGGACGGCGGCGAGATAACGCCAGATAAGTTTACCGTCCGGCTTGGCGACATTCTTATGCGAGCCGACGACGGCTTGCCGCTGCTATTTGACAGCAAAGCCGAAGCTGAAGCGTGGATCAAAGCCAATGCCTAAGTATGGCAACAGTCTTCGTCAATCTTTGATTGAAGATATGGCTTTGGCTATGGCTAAGCGCGCCGGCACTCCGCCTAGTCAAATGAAACGCGCCACGCAAAACAAATGGCTTGAGTTTGCCGAAGCGTCGCTAGTCGCTATCGAAGCTCGCATTTTAGAGGAAAAGGCAGCAAGCAAATGATCCGGCTTTGCGTGGCAATGGGGCTGGCGTTGTCTTTGCCTACTTGCCAACTTCAACCGCACTTTTTCGCGCGCAACACTTATCGTTGTAAGGTTCCTCCGGTAAGAGTGCCACCACCAAGGCAACACAAATGACGACTATCGCATTCCGTGACGGCTACATGGCGGCTGATCGGCAAGCCTATCTTGGCCGTGGCGAAGCCATGCACGCGCGCAAAAGCAAGATAAAGCGGCTCGATAATGGCTCGCTTATCGGTGTGTCATCTTCGATCGTCGGCGCGTCTGTGCGGCTTATCCCGTGGATCGAAGCCGGCATGGATCACGACAATTGGCCGGTTATCAAGAATAGTGAACGCGAAATGGATTTCGAAATCCTATACGTTGAGCCGTCCGGTCAAGTGCTTTACTTCCAAGATAGCTACATGCCCACGATCGTTGAAGTCGAATTCATGGCGGTTGGTTCGGGCTCCGGCTATGCCCTTGGCGCTATGGAGGCTGGCGCGAGCGCGGCCGGGGCTGTGGCCATCGCGTGCAAGTTCGATGTTTTCTCCGGCGGAGGGGTTGACATTCTGAAGCTAGGCTGATCTAAGGCCGGCTTCTATCGCCTACTATCAAAGGAACGGGCAACATGGCGCATTTGCTGCTAATTCGCGGCTTGCCGGGTTCGGGCAAGACGACACTCGCTAAAAGCCTTGGCCGCGATCATTTCGAAGCTGATATGCTTATGATCGACGATGCCGGGCGTTATAGCTTCATGCCCGATAAGCTTCAGGAATGCCATGATTGGTGTCTTGAGAGCGCGAGAGCTTCGCTAAACGCCGGCAAAGACGTTGTTGTCAGCAATACTTTTACTAGGCGATGGGAATTGCTGCCATATGTCAATCTCGGCTTTCCTTACTCTATTGTGATTTGCCAAGGCAATTACGGTAGTGTTCACAATGTTCCCACAGATAAAATTGCAGAAATGGCGGCTCGTTTCGAGTTTTGGCCATGACGCTCGACGAAGCCCTAGAGCTAGTGGCCGCTGGCGAGCGCGTCACGTCCGATAGCCTGTCGCGCGGATCGGTGCTGAAGGCGGAAGCGCATGGTTGGGATGCTCCGCGCCTTATGATTGTGTTCGAAGGTGCTGGCGCGAGCTATGAATTCCAGCACAGCCCGGCCGATCAAGCGGCCGATTGGCGCCTTGTCGAAGGATGGTCTAGCTATGGCTAAGGTTCATCTTGCAACGATTGGCCAACGTCCGGCTTGTGGAGCCGGCTAACGTTGGTCGAGCGCACAGATAACGACAACTAAAAGCACGGCGAAAGTTGATTGTCTTAGTTGTCGTAAGACTATGGCTTTCTTTCAGCGAAGCAATCCGTAATGGCTGACGGCTGGCCAATCTTCGCCGAATGGGCGGAGCGCGATCGAGCCCGCGAGGCGGAGCTAGCGGCGCGTAAGGCGTTGCCCCACTATGGCGGCAACAAAATTCCTGACAGCTATCTTGACGCCTTCAATGCGCGCACGCACGCATGGCTTGTCAGCATCGGCGCTCGCAAGGCTGAAGTGCCCGACGAACGGCCCGATGAATTGCCGGTTGGCATTCAAAACTTTTTGGAGCAATTCTAATGGCAAACGATGATGCATATTCGCCCGTTCCGGCGCCTGAAGTTGCGGCCAAGCTCGCAAAGCTGACGCATCAAGTGCAATCGGCTGTGGCGTTTCTTCAGCAACACGCCGCCAGTAGCGGAAAGCGATTTCCCGAATGTGAGCCTAAGCATTTGCGCGTCGGCGTGAATAGCGCGTTGATCGAGGCTTCGGCGTTGGCGCGTCTGTTGCTGGCAAAGCGTCTCATAACGTCGGCCGAATACTTCGGTTCGCTCGTTGTGACATGGGAGCAAGAGCGCGACGCCTATCTGGCGACGCTAAAGGCGATCGACCCGCGCTTTTCGTTGGGAGACTGAAGCAATGGCGCTCGATCCGTGGAGCTACGCCGGCAAGACGCGCAACGAATATGCTGAGCAAGTCGCGCTGTTCATGTGGGCAAACATGGCGGCCATGTTCGGTCCGATCCTTGCCAAAGATCCGCACAGCTACACAACGCCCGGCTTTGCCAAGACGCAATTCGATAACCGGGGCAAGCTCGGCTATGTTAAGTCAAGCGATCCGATCCCGGAGCTTCGCCGGCTATTTGCTATAAAAAATGCTGGCCATGGTGACGCTGTGCGCGGCGCTATGTCGAAGGCGGAAGGCGTGAAGGCTGGCGTGCCGGATATCATGTTGCCGGTTATCGTGTCTGAAAAGGTTTCCGGCTATATGCCTTGGACCACAGAACCTTTCGTCGAAACGAAGTTTGCGGCTGGCCTGTTTATTGAGCTAAAACGCCAAAAGTCGGCGCGCGGCTCCGCTGGCGGCACGTCTGACGTGCAAGACGAATGGATTGCCTACTTGCGCCATGCCGGCTATGCCGTCGAAGTGTGTGTCGGATGGGAAGCGGCGCGAGACGCAATCCTCCGCTATTTGGGGAAGGCGACATGAAGACGAAGAACAAGCTGGCGCTGGCGGCCATCGGCGTTTTCTCCATTTTGTTCGTGGCGAACAAATATGGTGGCGATCCGCACTCGCCTGAAGGCATTCGCGAGCGGTGCGCCCTCGATCACCCGTCTAACGTCAACCGTTCGCAGGATCGTTGCGTTGTCACTAGGCTTTATGTCGAAGCCTTGGAGCGCCAGCGCAACGCGGAGAACAACTAACATGATCGTCAAAGTTCGCACGGTCAATATGGCGACCGGCCAAGTTCGTGGCGAAACGGAAGTGAATTATAACCGGCGTGAAAGCGTTGCATGGCTTGACAGGCACGAACGATGGTGCCTTAATCACGGCTTCGGCGTTCAAAAATGGAACGCCAAGGACGGGGAACCGGGCAATGCGTCGAACTGACTGCAAGATTTGCAACGGTCGCGGCTGTCACCATAACCCGAACGAAGGGCCGGCGCTTGTCGCTTGCTCGACGTGCAACGGGCGAGGATATCACGACTTCGACGTTATGGGAGCCGTCTTGCTGACGCTCGCGGCGTTGGTCGCACTCTATTTCGCTTGGCAATTCACCCGCTAAGCGAATATTGCCCCGTCGTCTAATGGTAGGACAACGGTTTTTGGTTCCGCGAATGAAGGTTCGATCCCTTCCGGGGCATCCATACCATAGAAAGGTCAATCGATGACTGACGACGAATTCCGCTCTGGCGTTATGGCCGATGGCACTCGCCTTATGCAACCGGCTTTCGACTATGCGGCTGAAGCCTTTCTGACAGTCTCGTCACAATATCATGGCGAGCTTGTGGCGAAGTTCCGGTTCGTTCGGGCTTTGAATGATGCGATCGACGCTTTGCAGCGTATGGACGCGATCAAAAAAGCTCTGTTCTATGGGCGAGACGCCGGCCTTGGCGACTATCATGGCGCCGCGCCGGGGCAGTATGACGAACCCGGCAAACCGCTCGATATGTCCAACGTGCCGAACCGGATCACAGATAACTCGGATCTTACCAACGAGGAAGCCGAATTTTATATTCACGGCGTTATTGGCGTGGCGACGGAGGCGGGCGAATTGCTCGAAAATCTCCGCGACGCTATCAGCGGCAAAGGCTTCGATCGAACAAACATCGGCGAAGAAGTCGGCGATGCGAAGTGGTATATGGCGCTACTCGCCCGCGTCGGTCGCTTCAAGTGGGGCGATGACGAAATGGCGAACATCGCGAAGCTTCGTATGCGCTTCCCGGATCGCTTCACCGAACACGACGCCAACAATCGCCAGCTTGCCGCCGAACGGGACTTGCTGGAACATCATCTTCCGATCGGCCATCGAACGGCTAAGATGGAAGGCGAACGCAATCTCGACGGCAACGCGATCGAGGCACAGCGGCCTAATCCGATTTCGTCGGCGGAGCTTATCGCGAAGCTCGACGATCCGAATGTTGCCAGCGTCATAAACGAAAAAGGAAGCGGACGGCACGCATAACGCGAAATAGCTGTTGACATACTTTCCGGCGTGTCTAAAGCTTTCAACTCCAATCAACGAACCGGGCGCGGCAACGCAACTGAAAGGAAATGAACATGGCGAAGGCTCCCACTTCCACCCGTGCGGCCGTGACGGAGCGCGGCGCGGCGCTTCTCGCGCTGATCGCGGCTTCGACCGATCCTTCGGCGGGCGTTCTCATGCTGACGCAAGACGAAGGCGCGGAGGCCGTCAACGCCGGCCATGCGATCGTCGACACGACCAACGTTTCGGGCAATCTCGCGGCCGTCTCCCTGACGGATGCCGGCAAGGCGGCGCTGGCCACGGTCAACGGCGAGGGCACGGAGGCCGTCGAGGATGGCGAGGCCACCGGCAAGAGGTTCGATATCGACGACGGCGTTCCGATGCCCACGGACACGGCGCGGCGCGGCCGGTCGGGCGGCTATCCGTTCGACAAGCTGAATGTCGGGCAGTCGTTCCACGTCGCCAAGACGGCGGATAACACGGACCCGGCGACGCGGCTGGCGTCGAGCGTGTCGGGTGCGCGGGCGGCGTTCGCGGAGCCCGATGGCGACAAGACGAAGGTGGTCAACGTCAAGACCTACAAGCGCGGTGACGACGGCGAGTTCGTCAAGGTCGACGGCAAGCGCGTGATCGAGACGGAGACGGAGGAGACGCGGCCCGTCATGAAGCTGACGCGCGACTTCATCGTCAAGACGGTCGGCAAGGACGATCCGAAGGGCGAGGGCGCCCGCGTCTGGCGCACCGCCTGAAGTTAAGCCGGTCCCGTCGCAAGGCGGGCTAGGCTTGGGAGGGGCCGTTCGGAGCGATCCGGGCGGCCCCTTTCCTTTGCCTCGCGATCGGCCTACGTTGCCGCCCCGGAGCCTCCACGGGCGCCCTCGATCGAGGAACCGGGCAATGAGCGAGCGTCACGCACTTATCGCATTCTGTGCCGTCATAGCGGCAATCTGCTATCTGGCGTCCATCGCGGCCATTCTGGCCTATAGCGGGCGCTACGCCGAAGCTCTTGGCTTCGGTGGCCTCACAACCGGCCTTGTCGGCATCGCAGGCACGTTCAAGCCGGCCACCACGAAGGCCGTGCAAAATGTCGATCATGCCGACACGGCTACCGTGGGCAACGGGCAATGAGTGCAACTAGCTTTAAGCAATCGCTGGCGCTTGTTTTGGCGCATGAAGGCGGCTTCGTCAACAATCCTCGCGATCCCGGCGGAGCTACCAATTGCGGCGTTACGCAAGCGGTATATGACGCATACCGTAAGCTTCACGGGCTGGCGCTCCGAAGCGTTCGGCAAATCGATCCAATGGAAACGAAAGATATTTATATCTCGCAATATTGGCGCCGCATTCGCGGCGATGAACTGCCCGCCGGTATCGATTATGCTGTCTTCGACTTCGCGGTTAATTCTGGCGTCTCGCGTGCAATTCGCTATCTTCAGCGCCAACTTGGCGTCGATGATGACGGTAGCCTTGGCAACGTCTCGATCGAAGCCGTATTCGCGGCCACACGTAAAGACGAAGAAATGTTTGTTATCGAGTATTGCGCCAATCGAGTGGCGTTTCTCCGATCGCTGGCCACGTTTCCCGACTTCGGCAAAGGTTGGGTTCGTCGCGTTATGGGATACAAAGATGGTGTCCAAGTTGACGACACCGGCGTAATAGATTACGCCATAAAGCTCGCGCGTGCGGATCAAATGTTCGTTATGCCGGCACCGATCGAATTGCCAAAAGCAATCGCGCCGATCGAAAACAAAGATGTTTTTCCTGTTATGCTTCCGGCGGAGCTTGTTGAGCTTGCTAAGCTTAACGATACTTTGGCCATAAAGCTTCAGCTTGGAAAGCTGGCGTAATGGACGAAGTTACTAAGTATTTCTTAGGCCAAGGCGTTCTAGGCGTTATAATCGTTGCTTTAGGCGTCGCTCTTGTCGCTCTATACAAAAAAGTAAATGAGATACAAGAGAAACGAATTGCCGAAAGCCGAGAAAGCATAAAGGCAATCGAACAAAATACCAACACGCTCGAAACGCTTACCGAAGTAATGCGCGAGCGAGGCCCGCGAGCATGAAGGTAAAACATATGTTAGCCCAAATGCTAGGTTTTAAACCTTCGTCGGCTCCCGATCCTATCCGGGCACAAATCATAGTTGCAAGTCAACGCAACGAAAGAGCGGCGGAAGAAGCTCGCCATGCGCTTCAGGAAATGCTAGATAGGCGAGACAACCTATCGGGGCCAAGAAAATGAAGCCGTTTCGCAGCACGGTTCTACTGTGGGCATTATCGCTTACCGCGTTTTATTGGACGTTAGCAGCAATATTGCCGACAATTCGATTGTTGACGATACTTAACGGCATCTTTCTAGGTGCAATCGTCGCGGCGGCTATCGTCTTTTCTCCACTTCTAAAAGTGGCGTTTACTGCCAAAGTTGTGGATCGCGTTTCACAGTTGGCGCTTGGCATTTCGCTAATGCTGACAACTCTTACGTTGAACCGATTTTGGTGGCTCTACGTTCATATAAACGGCGATCCTAAGCTTAGGAATTCGCCTATTCTCGGCGCAATCTATTTCCTTTATATCATTTCCATTTGCCTTATGGTGAATGGATCGGGAGCGCCTAAGATTGCCGAGAACAATCATTTTCAAATATTCACGGCAAATCGCCGTTTGCTTTTGCTATACGGCACAACTGGCGGCGTGTTTACGTTCGTCGTTTCCGTATGGATGGGACTTGATTTCTAGGAGGAAAGACAATGCGAAAGATGATTTTCATGGTTGCGAGTTGTGTGGCGCTGGCGGCTTGTGCCCACAATGAGGCCAACACGTCGGCTCCGGTCAATAACGCTGTCGAAGCGCCGGCCGCTTTGGCTATCTCCGATAAGGCGATGTATGCGGCCGAAGCGACCTTTAACGTGCCTGCGCAAGCCTACGTCGCCGCCGATGCGAACGGCCTTCTCACTGTCGACGCCAAGGCCAAGGCGAAGCCCATTCTGGCGAGCATGTATGCGGCGCTCAAGACGGCTCGCACCGCCTATGCCATCGGCAACGTCGTCGATTTCAACGCGGCTGTGGCCACGCTTAACCGCCTGAAGCCGGCGGCGCTGGCGATCCTCCCGGCTTCGAAGTGAAGGAACAAGCTATGGACGCCGACGCCATCATTCACGGGCTGCAAGCCGCCAGCATGGCCGCTCAAGCCCTCGCACCGCTCGCCGGGTCCGCCGGCCTCGATACGGGCGCCGTTGGCCGTCTGACGGCCGCTACGGCGGAGATCGCGGCCAACATCGTCGAGCGCGTCGACGAAGGAAAGCTGGTGCTGTCGAGCAATGACGAAACCTTCGTCCGCGAGACGGCCGCCAAGCTGGCCAAGGTCAACGATGACCTTGCGGCGCGGATCGCGCTTAGCTAGATAGCTCCCGATCGTTCTTCGGTCGCAAGAGGCCGTCCGGTGGAAACGCCGGGCGGCCTTTTTGCATGTTGAAGCATTGGACGCTTTAGCTTAGCTGTGGCGATTATGTGGACCGCCGATCCCATCTTTTTCGAAGATGATGACGTACCGGCGTTGCTTGCTGAATTCATAAAATGTTCAATCATTTATCCCGATCGTTCTCCGTTTGAAATCGCCAGCTATGTCTTTCGCAATTCGCGCGATCCTGAAGTTCGCTCCGGCCAAATAGCTACGGCTTGGATGAAAGAGCTTGAAGTTACCGAAGCAATTCGCAAGGGCAAGCTTCTTCCTGTCGATCAAAATAAGATCGAGACTGTCGAGCAACTTCAAGCCAAGATTATCGCCGTAACCGAAAGCGAGAACATCGGCTATCAACAGAAAAAAGTAATGATCGAAGGTTATATGGCCTTTGCTCAAACAAAGGGTTGGGTTGTCAAGTCAGTCGAAAAGACGATCGACGACAAGCGGCGTCGCCACTCGCAAATTATCTTCAAACGTTATGACGACTGAAGCCGCCATCGGCCACAATGGCGGGCCGCCGTTAGAAGTCGAATTTACCAATCCGCAGTATGAGCTAATAACGACGGATAAGCGATATCCGGCGATGGTGGCCGGTTTTGGCTCCGGCAAGACGCAAGCTCTAGTCAATCGGGCCATTCGGCTTAAGTTTGAATATCCCGAATGCAATATCGCATATTATCTGCCGACCTATGATCTAGTCGACCGCATTGCCTTCCCACGCTTCGAAGAAACGTTGGCCGATCTAGGTTATATCGACGGCGAAGACTTCAAGACGTATCGAGGCAAAGCCGCGATCATCAAATTTCCCGGCGCTGGCGAAATCATCTTCCGCACCATGGATCGGCCTAGCCGTATCGTCGGCTATGAAGTTGGCGATAGTCTCGTCGACGAGCTAGACACCCTGAAGGAAGACGACGCGGCGGCCGTATGGTCAAAGATTATCGCGCGCAATCGGCAGAAGAAGGCCAACGGCGACGCGAACACGGTAGCTGTGGGCACAACGCCGGAGGGCTTTCGCTTCGTATATCGACGTTGGAAGAAAGAGCCGCCAAGCGATCAATATCATATTATCAAAGCTTCGACCTATTCGAATGCTCGCAATCTTCCTGACGAATATATTCCCGACTTAATCGCCGACTATCCGCCAAATCTAATTCAAGCTTACCTAGAGGGCGAGTTTGTCAATCTGACTTCGGGTTCGGTTTATGCCGAGTTTAGCCGCGAGTTAAATGGATCGCGGGAAATAATACGGCCCGGCGAGCCGCTTCATATCGGAATGGATTTTAACGTTGGTAAGATGGCCGGCGTTATCTTCGTTCAACGCGAGGGTTGGCCGCACGCTGTCAACGAGATAGTTGGCGTATTGGATACGCCGGCTATGATCGAGACCATAAAGCGCCGCTTCGCCAATCATTCGATATTCATCTATCCCGACGCCACCGGAGGCGCCAGAAAGACAGTCAGGGCTAGTGTCTCCGATATAGCTTTGTTGGAGCAAGCCGGCTTTACTGTGCTAGTGAATTCTAGTAACCCGGCCGTCAAGGATCGCATTCTATCCGTCAATCGAATGATATTGGCGGGAGGCGTGCGAAGGCTGAAGGTAAACGCCGACTTGTGCCCGGCTTTTACTGAAGCTTTGGAGAAACAAGCTTACGATAAAAATGGCGAACCGGATAAAACTAGCGGCTTCGATCACGCTGTTGATGCTGGCGGTTATTTCGTATGCTATAGGTTTCCGGTTGCAAATTCTCGTGTTGTTCGTGTCAAGATAGGCGGTATATAATGGCTACGGGCGACGGCGTTCAAACGCGGCATAATCAATACGTTGCTTTTCAAGATAAATGGCGGCGTGTTCGTGACGTTGTTTCCGGACAAGATGCGGTTCACGGCGGCGGAACGCTATATTTGCCGAAGCTCTTGGATCAAGAGCTAAGCGAATATCTCGCTTACGTCGATCGCACTCCGTTCTATAACGCAAGCTGGCGCACTATTGCCGGCTTTATTGGAATGCTTTTCCGCAAGCCGCCGACGCTTGAAGTGCCCAAGACGCTTGAAGCAATGCTCGATGATGTAACAATGTCGGGCGTCAGCTTTTCCGACTTCGCGCGCGACTGTGCGCTTGAAGACTTGGAAGTCAGCCGGCTTGGCGTTCTAGTCGATCACCCGGCACAGCTTCAGAATGAAGACGGCTCGCCCGTTACCGTTGCCCAAGCCCAAGCCGCCGGTCAACGTCCGTCTATGCAAATGTATAAGACGGAGAATATCATAAATTGGCGCTACGGTCGCGTTAACAACGCCACGGTTCTTACGCAAGTTCGCTTGCTCGAATTGCATGAAACGGAGAAAAGCGAATTCGAGTATGAGACGGAAAGCCGTATCCGCGTACTCGACTTGATCGACGGTTTTTATCGCGTTCGCGTGTTCAAAGAAGATAACGGCGAGCAAATTGGCTCCGATGTTTATCCGACGATCAACAATAAAAAGCTTACGTCCATACCGTTCTTCTTTATCGGCCCGGATGGCACCGAAGGCGCGATCGTCGACGATCCCGTCATGATTGACCTTATCGACCTTAACTTGAAGCATTATCAAGTTTCGGCTGATTACGAACATGGCTGTCATATGACCGGCCTTCCGACGCCGGTTATCTCCGGCTATAAGCCCGGCTTCGACGACAAGACGGGTCAACCGATCAAAGAAAAGTTCTATATCGGTAGCGCAACCGCGTGGATATTCCCCGATGCGCAAGCCAAGGCCGAATTCCTCGAATTTACTGGTCAAGGGCTCGACGCGCTTGAAAAGAACCTTGCTCGCAAGGAAGGTCAAATGGCCGCGATCGGCGCGCGTATGCTGGCGCCGGAGAAAAGCGGCGTGGAGGCGGCCGAAACGCTAGCGATCCGCCACAGCGGTGAAAACTCGATCCTGTCATCGATCGCCATCGCCGTATCAGACGGGCTGACAAAGGCGCTGAAGGTATTCGCCGAATGGGCCGGCATCGCGGGGGAATGTAAGTTCCAAATCAACCGCGACTTCGTGCCCATGTCCGTCGACGCACAAACGTTGACCGCATGGCTTGGGCTTGTGCAAGCTGGCCAAATGTCGACCGAAAGCTTGTTCGACTTGCTGAAGCGCGCCGATATCGTCGACGCCGAACTTTCGTTCGAAGACGAACAAGCGCGTATCGACGCCAACCCGATCCCCACGCCGGCCGGCATCGGCTACAACAGCGGGCCGGGGCTCGACGATCCCGACAACCCGGATGATCCCAAGCCGGAGCCGAAGCCGGGCGATGAATAATGGCGAACCCGCTGCAAGGGCTTTACGATGAATTGATCGGCGGGGCGCTCAATATATTGCGCCTCGCCGCCTCGCAACGTAAGCGCACGTTTGCCCGGCTGGCCAAGCTAGAGAAAGAGCTTATCGGCAAGTTGGCTGAAGCCGACTTGTCACGATACGATAAGCGCGTCGTCAACGTCGTGTTGAAGAACGCTAACGTTTCGATCGCCCAAGCTTACGCCGATATGCCCGGCTTGTTCGATATTGTCGGGCTGGCCAAGTTCGCGGCGGAGCATACCGTTTCGGCGTTCGAAATCACGCTTGGCTTGGAAGCGATCAAGCTTCCGAAACAAGCCTACTTCAATGCGCTAAAAGATGACGCAATCGTCATGGGCCACCCGACTAAGGAATGGTGGAAAACCCAAGACGCCGATACGCAATTCAAGTTCGCCGGCCAAGTGCGCCAAGGCTTGATCGCAGCCGAGACAAATCAACAAATCATCGCCCGGATTGTGGGCAAGTCGGGTCAACCGGGCATAATGGATGCTGTGCGGCGTAATGCCGCAACGCTAGTTCAAACGTCGGTTCAAAGTGTCGCCAGCGACGCTAGGCGTAAGACGTTCAATGCCAATCCTGAAACGGTCAAAGGTATCGAGCAAATTTCCACGCTCGATAGCCATACAAGCTTGACTTGTGTTGCCTACAGTCATGCGAAGTGGAATTTAGATTATGAGCCGATCGCGCCGAATGAATTGCCATATCTGACGGGCGTTCCCCGGCATATGAGCTGCCGTTCGGTCGAAGTGCCAATTCTGAAGTCGTTTGCCGACCTTGGCATTGATATCGACGAACCTAAGTTCGGCACGACGCGCGCGAGCGAAGACGGTCAAATCGATGTTGACACGACGTTCGACGGCTTCCTTAAGAGGAAGTCGAAAGAATATGTCGACGAAATGCTTGGCGTTGGCCGGGCCGATCTATGGCGGGCCGGCAAGATAACCCTTCGCGATCTAGTCAATGGCGAGGGTCGCGAACAAACGCTCGCCGAACTGCAAGAGCTTGTGGCGGGCCGTCAGTCGAGCTAGGTTTCCGATCGTCCATGAACCGGGCGATATGGAGATTTTATGGCTTACGATCCGAACGACCCTGCCGACGTTGCCATCGTGACGGCCGCCGTCACAGCCGAGCGCGAGCGGCTGACAACCGAACATGAAGCCGCAATCGACCGGCTCGAAACCGAAAACGCAAGTCATCGGGAGCGTATTCGTTCGCTTCGTGCCAGCGGTGGCGACGCGAATACCACGGCCGAAATCGAACGGCTGGAAGGTGAACTTCGCACGAATTCAGCGGAGCTTCGGACGGCGCAAAGTCAGCTTCGCCAAGTCACGCGCGACTTGGAGACGCGCACGACGGAGCGCGACACGGCGGTTAGCGAGCGCGACCGCGAAACGACGGCGGCGCGCACCGCGATCGTCAATTCGGCGTTGACAGCGGAGCTTGCGGCGAACAATGTGGCGCCGCACTTCATCGAAGACGTTTCGGCGTCAATGTCGCGAGGCGTGACAATTCGGGAAGTCGATGGCGAGCGGAGGCCGTTCGTCGGTGACAAGCCCCTTGGCGACCATATCAAGGAATGGGCGCTAACCGATAAGGGCAAGCATTACGTCGTCGCGCCCGGCAACGGTGGCGGCGGCTCCGGCGGCCCCGGAAACCCGCAGGGCGGGAAGAAGCTTTACGAAATGAACGAAGCGGAGCGCATCGAACTTGCGCGCGCCAATCCGGCGGATTTCCAACGTCGGATGGACGCCAAGGAAAATGTTCGCCCGGCAAGTTAAGCCCCGCCTATGCGCCGTAAACGCTAGGTTTTTGCGAAGGGAATGACACCATGATCCGCCTTTCTGACGCATTCATTCCAAGCGTTTACGGCTCCTATACGGCCGTTAATAACCCGGAGACTTCGGCTTTCGTCCAAGCCGGCATCATCGCGACGAACCCGCTTCTCGACGGCTTCGCGAAGAACGCCGGCAAGACGTTCGTGGTGCCGTTCTGGCGTGATATCGATCCGACCATCGAACCGAACTATTCCAACGATGATCCGGCGGACCTCGCCGTTCCGAACAAGATCAATTCCGGCACCATGACGGCCCGGAAAATCTGGATCAACCAATGGTTCGGCGAAATGGACCTCGTTTCCGAACTGTCGGGTTCGGAGCCGCTGAACCATATCCGCAATCGGTTCGGCACTTACTGGCAACGCCAGTTGGAGCGCCGGCTTATCGCGTCGTGCGTCGGCGTACTCGCCGACAACGTGGCTAACGATGCCGGCGACATGATCGTCGACATTTCGGGGCTGACGGGCAATGCGGCCATCTTCAACGCGAATACGTTCATCGACGCCGCCTATACGATGGGCGATCAGGCGGAGAACATTCGCGCAATGGCGGTTCACTCGATGGTCATGGCGCGAATGGTGAAGAACGACGAAATCACCTATATCGAGCCGTCGCAGAACGGCACGCGCATCGCCATTTACAAGGGCCGTGTCGTCGTCGTCGACGATAGCCTTCCCGTCTCCGGGACCGGCGCCGATCGCGTTTATCTGTCGGTCCTTTTCGGCGGCGGCGCGGCCGGCTTCGGCGGCGTCGAGGGTTACGAATACGCCTATGGCGAGGGCGCGCCCAAGCTGGCGGCCGAAGTCGATCGAACCGCGCTCGCCGGCAACGGCGGCGGCATGGAAAGCATCGGCGAGCGCAAGACGTGGCTGGTTCATCCGTTCGGCTTCGAATGGATCGACGGTGGCGCGGCGATGGTCGAAGCGTCGCCGACGCTGGCGGACCTTCGGGTTGCGGCTCACTGGAATCGCGTACTCGATCGGAAGAACGTCCCGATGGCGTTCATCAAGTCGAAGGCGTAAGCCAAGGCGTTCGTTAGCTGAAGGCTTCGGCCTTCAGCTACTCGAAACTTCACGGAAAGGAACTGCGAAATGAAGTCTCTTGCGGAACGCCACGCCGATCGCGCACAGCGCAAGGCGGACAATGCGGCGGAGAGCACGACCGGCGCTTATGGCGGCGTGTCGGCGGCGATGGCCCTTTTCGGCGATTTCGTCGACCTGACATCGAACCTGACGATCGCACAGCGTGACGAACTGAAGGAAGCGATGAAGACGGCCTATCCCAACGATCCGTTCGGCGGCGATCCGACGAACGGCCGGTCGATCGCCGAAGGCGAAGACGGCGGCCTCGCGCTCGCCGGCATCGGCGCCGTCAACGGTGCGATCGTTCCGGGCGCCAAGCTCGCCGAAGTGCGGGCCGGCGAGGGCCAGACGGGCGAGCTTCCCGCGTCGAACATCGATCCGGCCGAAGGCAACGCCAGCGGGCAGGCGATGGCCGCCGCGACGGAGGGTTGGGGGGCTCCCCCGCCCGATGGCGCCGATCCGGCCCCCACGGGCTCCGGGAAGGGCAAGGGGAAGGGATCGAGCGGCGCCCCGGCCGGCAACGGCGGTGCGGAGGGCTCCGGCGGCGCGCAGGCGTAAGCTTCGCCCGGTAGCTATTGAAAGGGCCGGGCTAACAACCCGGCCCTTTTTCATAAGGAATGTAGGCAATGTCTTTGATCGTGGAAGATGGCACCGGAGTTGCCAACGCCGAAAGTCTTTGCTCCGTTGCGTTCTTCCGCGACTATCACGCCAAGCGCGGAACTAATGTTACGGCGCTGGAAGACCCAACCGTCGAGCAATTGTTGCGTAAGGCAACGGATTATTTCGTTGCCACTTATGGCGCGGCTTTGAACGGTGTTCCCATTTACGTCGATCAATCATTGCCGTTTCCGCGCACAAATGCCACCGGCATTCCGCTTCTCATTCAACAGGCAATCGCCGAACTGGCTTTTATCGCCAAAGCAACGCCGCTTATGCCAAATATAACGCGCGGCAAAAAGTCGGTGAAGGTCGGACCACTTGCCGTCGAATACGATGGCAATAGCGCCGTCTCTACCAATTTCGTCGCCGCGTCGCTCCGTGTCGCGCCGTTCCTTGGCACCGTTTCCGGCGCCATGATGCCGTTGACCCGGTGCTGACATGACGGAGCTTGACGCGGAGCTTGGGCCGCTTGCCCTCGAAATCATCGAAGAATTTGGCGTGACGATAAGCTATGTCTTTGTCGGCGACGAAGCGGTTTACAATCCCGCCACCGGCACAAACGAAGCGCCGACTTCCGATCCCGTCGACTTCAAAGTCGCGCCACCGGAAGAATACAATGGCGTTGCGATCGGAGCTTCGAACGGCCTTATCGAGACGGGCGATAAGAAGCTGACGGCTTCGGCGTTGTCGTTCACTTCGCAGCCGACGCCGGAAGATAGGCTTAAGCTTGGCGGCGAATGGTATTCCGTTCGCCAAGTGCAAACCGTCTTCAGCGGCGAGCTTCCTTGCCTCTATATTCTGCAAGTCAGAAAATGAGCGCCAGTTTCGCCCTCGATTTAAAGAAGTTCGCCGACAAAACTAAGGCGAAGAACGGACTTGTTATCGCCAAAGTTGTCGGCGAGCTTGCCAAGCAACTTGTCCTAAAGTCGCCGGTTGGCGATGGCAAGTATTGGAAGAACCCGCCGCCTCCGGGTTACGTCGGCGGGCGCTTTCGGGCGAACTGGCAATATGGCCTCGAAGCGCCCGACTTGAAAACAACCGACGCGATCGATGCGGCCGGCGCCGGAACGATAAGCTCAATTGTGGGCAAGATATCCACCGATGGCGCCGGCAACGTTCACTATTTGACGAATAACTTGCCTTATGCCGAAGCCTTGGAAAACGGGCATAGTCATAGGCAAGCGCCCAACGGAATAGTGCATATTACCGTTCTAGAATTTCAACCGATCGTCGATCGTATAGCCCGGAGCATGGGTTATGAGTAATAAAGCGATCAAAGCGGCGTTCGAAACTAAGTTGTCGTCGCTTCAACCCCCGTTGCCCACAGCATTCGAGAACACGAACTATAAGCCCGTCGACGGGCAACCTTATCAGGAATGTTGGCTATTGTTCGCCGCGCCGGAGAACCCGACTTTCGGCGACAATTTTTACCGGCAACGTGGATATATGCAAGTCGACTTGCGCTATCCAACAAATCAAGGCGGCGGACCCGCCGGGGATCGCGCCGAATTCATCCGAGACAGCTTCCCAAGAGGCTTGTCTTTGATCGCCGCTGGCGTTACGTCGGTGGTGGAGAATACGCCCGAAATCTCCAATGGCGTAGTGGAGGGCGACCGTTACGTTATCCGCGTGCGGGTTCGGTTCTACGCAAACGTTATGAAAGGATAATCCGATGGCTGGCATTGCGACGGGCGTTTTCAAGAAGCTTTCGCTGAAGAAGCAAGTCTCGCTTGGCGCTATGGCGGCGGCCGGCGCGGCGGGTTCGGCGCGTTATGCGCGGCGTGTCACTTCAACGATCGATCTGGCGAAGGCCAGCTATCAGTCAAACGAAATGTTGCAGTCGCAGCAACGTCGCGACATGCGACATGGCGTTCGCAGCGTTGCCGGCACGATTTCCGGCGAGCTTTCGGTCGGCGGTTATCAGCTTCCCATGGAGAGCGTTCTCCGTCAGCTTTCGCAAACGGCGGCGACGACCAACTCGCAAACCACTATCTCGGCAACGGCAGTCGGCAACAATACCGGCATCTATAATCGTTCGGCGGGCTCTTTTATCACGGATGGCTTCAATGTCGGCGACGTGGTGAATACGGTCGGCTTCACGACAACCGGCGCCGACAATAACAATCAATATGCTGTCGTCACGGCTCTGACGGCCACCGCAATGAGCCTTCTCGTTCTCGACGGGACGCCGATCGTCACGAAGGCGGCCGGTGACGGCGTGACCGTTTCCGTTGTCGGAAAGAAGACGTGGATACCGTCGAGCGGTCAAACGCGCGATTACTATACCATAGAACACTTCTTCGCCGATATCGGCCAATCGGAGCGTTTCACCGATTGCGTCTTCACCGGCTTTACGGCGACGCTTCCGCCCACGGGCATGGCGACAATCGAATTCCCCGTCATGGGCCTGAATATGCAAACCGGGCAGGCGGAATATTTCACCACTCCGGCGCCGGCTCCCACGGGTCCGATCCTTGCGGCTGTGAACGGCGCGCTTATCATCAACGGTGTGGTGGCGGGTCTTGTTACCGGACTGACGATCACCGTCAACGGCAACTATTCGGTTCCCGGCGGTGTCGTCGGCGCAAACGTCGATCCTGACGTGTTCCCCGGCCCGGTGGACGTGACGGGTCAAATCACCGTTCTTTTCCAAGACGCAACGTTCCGCGATGCCTTCATCAACGAAACCGAAAGCGTCGTGGTCGCGGTGCTGACGGGTTCGAACGTGGCGGCGCCGCTGTTTACCTCTTTCGTCATGCCGCGTGTCAAGTATAGCGGTTCGACGAAGGATGACACGAACGCCGGCCTTACTCTGACGATGCCGTTCACGGCGTTGGAGAATACGGGCTCCGTTGTCGGCGGCGTTCTGTCGACGATTTCCGTCCAAGATGCGTCTTTTATCTAGGGGCCGGGGATAACGGGAGTGGCGGCGCCACCCCGGCCAACGCCCTAATGGGTAAAGACGGCCAAATCTTGTCTGGCCAAGATGGCCAAGTTCTGACGGGAGTTTGACGACATGGCACGTAACATCGCGGCGAGCGATATCGCATTTCCGACGGCTGACTTTGCCGCCGCCGGCATTTACTCGACTTCTGCGAAGGCAACTGACGCCGCGTTGTCGACAAGGCTGGAAAGGGTGCGCCGAATTCTCAATTCGGCGCAACGCGGTATGTCGCCGATCGGCGGAGTTATCGCCAATCCTGTCGTGCAAAAGGCCCAAGGCACCGATCCGACGACGGTTACGGGGCCGGTCTATATTCAAACCGCAGCAAGCGCGGCGTCGACTGTCAACACTTCGGCAACAAGTCCCGGCAGCGCCACGGGCTCCATTCTGATTACCGATAAGCGCGTTTCGCTTATCGGCGGTGTCTCGACAATCGTGGTTGCCGGTCTGAAGCGGCGAATTCTCGGCGTTACCCTACCCAACGCCGTTTATAGCGGGCATGGTTCGGGAATTTCCTTCGCTTTCTACGGGCAAGTTTTCGACTTCTCCGCCGACTTCGTTGGCAACGGATGGACGATGTATGTCACCGATCCGACAACGGGCGTTCGTTCGCGGGCGGCGGCGGCTGACTTCACCGATACAAGCGGCTTCACTTTTCATCGCGTCGATTTCGGTTCGGCAGCATTTCGCTTTATCGAAATTTATGCCGGTGCGGCGACTGGCGGCACAAGCGCGGCGCAATTTGGCGCGATCAACATTCCTTCGGCCGGCGCCGCAATCTGGCGTTGGGTGAAGCCCTTCGAACTCAATCTAGGTATCATGTGGGATAGTTGGGGAGCCGGCGCGCTTAGCGGTGGAACCAACCCCGTCAAGCTCGCCGTGACCGATTATTTCGGTGCCACGTTGGGGGTTTCCAACCCGCTTTCGCTAGGTAGCGGAGGAACGGGTTTCCTCGCAACCGCTGGCGCTACCGCCAACACTTATCGAACGCGACTTTCGGCAGGTGATTTCGATATCGCTAAGGTTGGCAAGCTGGATAGCTTCGGCTTCTTCGGCTCGCTTAACGACTTCAACTTGTCGGGCAATACGGCGGCGGCGCAACGTGCCGAAATGCTGACGACATTGCAGCAAGCGCGAACGATCCAGCCCGACGCCAATATTTTCGTCGTCGGCCCGCAAATCACACCTTCTTCAGCGATTACGCAAGATTTCTTCGATGCCCACGCGGGAGCTTTCGCCGATTTCGCCGATCCGAATAGCGTTTATCTCGACAACTCGCCTTCAGGCGAGGCGTGGAATAACGCCGTAATCAACGCCGTTAACTTCACCGGAAACGGCAATCACGTCAACGATGTTGGCAAGGTCAACTATGGCGTTCTAGCGGCCAACTCCTATGTCAACGCGCTGAAGCAAAAATTCGGTTTCTAGCCGGCTTGCTCCGCTCTTAGCGGCGTGCAATAGAAGGCGGTCCCTAAACCGGGGGCCGCCTTTCTGCTATAAGGAACCGGGCAATGAGCGATAACAACGAAACGACCGACTTGGGCGCGCTCGATACCGCTGTCGCCGCCAATAAGGGCGCCGAAGTCGAGCTTCTTCACCCTGTCAGTCAAAAGCCGGTTGGCGTTTTCATCGGCGTGTTCGGCAAGGATAGCGATATCTTTCGTCAGCATATGCGTGATGACGTGGACGCTCGCATTCGCCGCGAAAGTGCGGCCAATCGTCGGGGCAAGCCGGTCGAGCCGCAAACGGCTTCGCAGGCGGAGGAAAAGGCCGTCGAACTTCTCGCGGTATGCACCTACGGCTGGCGCACCGAAACTTATGCCACCGAAGACGGCAAGCGTGTCGTCAAGACGAACGATCCGCATATCGTCATCAACGGCGAAAAGCTGACGTTCAACGCCATGAACGCGCTTCGGCTTTATCGCGAACAACTGTGGATCAGGCGTCAAGTCGACGAAGCCATTGGCGATCTTGAGCGTTTTATGTCGGCCTGACGACGGGTTTGGCGAGCTTCGCGGAAGCGGAGTTCGCCTTAACCGCGCCGGGCGAAGATGGAACGTCGCTGAAGGATCATTTGATTTCGGCTTGGGAGCAATCGGGCAGGATGCCCGACGAACTAGCCGATCAGCCGGAAATGCCAGAACAAGCCGCCTATTTGTGGGCATACTTCAGCAAGCTTAACACTCGTCGCAATAATAATGGATTTGCGGTGCAACCTTTACTTCCTAGCGAAGTGAAGGCTTGGGCGGAGCTTTACAGAATAAGACTTGACCCTTGGGAACTTGACGCGATATTTAGCCTCGATACGCTTTATTTGGCGTCTCGCGTCAAGCCGAAGGGCAAATAAAAGATGACGGACATTGCCACTCTTGGGTTGGCTGTCGACGCTGGCCAAGTAAAAGCCGCCGATGCCGCCCTAGACAAGATGGCCGAAACTGGCGCGAAGGCCGAAGCGAGCGCGAAGAAGGTTACTTCCGCCACTTCGGCCTTCAACAAGACTTGTGGCGATCTACTGCAAGCCATTCGTGAAAACACAACGGCGACGATCGCCAACAATACCGCCATGACGGCCAACATGACGGCCGCCACCGGGGCCGCGACCGCTACCAACGCCCTCGCTCAAGCCGAGCAAAAGGCCGCTGCTACCGCCGCAGCGCAAGCCGCAGCCGAACAAGCCGTTGCCAAGGCAACGGCTGAAGCGGCGGAAACCACTAATGCGCTTCGCGCTTCGCTTTCGGCTATGTCGAAGGAATTGGCCACGTCGCAAGGTGCGGTTCAAACGTTGGCTGGTCGCGTTAAAACGTTAGAGGCGGCACTAGCAGCCGCTCCGGCCAATGAACTGGCGGCGAAGATTGCGAAGCTTACCGGCTCCGTTCAACCTTTCTCCGCCGCCGCTGATAAGGCCAACGCGGAGCTTGTTGAAGCTCGCCAGCTATTCAAAGAGGGCGCGATCAATGCCGATCTAATGGCACAAGCCGAGCTTGTTCTAGGCAAGCGTTCGGCGGAGCTTGTTGCCAAACAAACCGAATACAACGCGGCCTTGCAAGGTGCCGGCGCGGCACAGCGATTCACGGCTAATGAGACGTTGAACTTGTCGCGTCAGTTTCAAGACGTTGGCGTCACGCTCGCAATGGGCATGAACCCGCTTATGGTTCTAGTTCAACAAGGGCCGCAAGTTTATGACGTTCTAGAGCAAGCGAAGAACCGTGGCGTCGGTGCGGCGGCGGCTTTTAAGCAAATGGGTTCCGATATTCTGTCTTGGGCCGTCAAAGGCTTTCAAACACTTCTTAAGTTCATTACGCCGACAAATATTGCCCTAGCCGCTTTAGCGGTCGGTAGCGTTGCTATTATCAAATTTTTCGGTAGCTCCGAAGACGCGGTTGCCGGTTTTAACAAAAGCCTAAACGGTTTGACCGAAACGAGCGGATCGACGGCGCGCGGCTTAGAGCAAATTGCGCGTTCGGCTAACGGTTCGTTCGCAAATGCTCAAAATAGCATTAACACGTTTGTTCAAGCTGGCATTTCTGGCAACGATACTATTGCCAAGCTTACAGACGTAACAACGGCTTATGCCAAGGCCACCGGGACCGACGCCGCTGACGCGGCTAAAATGTTCGCCACTATGCTTGCCGATCCTGCGAAAGCGGCACTCGACGTTTCAGATAAGCTTGGCACGCTAACTGCCGCCGAAGTTGCCCACGTTGCACAACTGCAAGCGCAAGGTGACGCGGAGCAAGCTCAAGCTATTGTGACGGCCGCTCTTTCCGAAAAATATAACGAGCATACGCATTCGTTGACGACGACGATAGGCGTAATGCACGCTTTGGAGGCAAGGCTTAGCTCTGTTTACAATTGGTTTGCTTCGCTTCCCAACGTAATCAACGATGCACTGGCGGCTTATGATCGTTGGGCTAAAAACAAGTTTGGCGATACGATTGGCGGTTTGCTTAGCACTGGCAACGCGGACGCTCAAGACGCGGCTAATCGTCAAAACGCATCTAAGAAAGCGGCGCAAGATGCCAATGCCGGCGTTGCTGTAAGCGAAGGGCTTAATACGTCCGGCGCTAAGGAATACAACGATCTATTGGCCAAGCGCAAAATTCTTTATGATGCGCTCCATACCTCTGGTCAGCTTGACGCCGGCCAACGTCAGCAAATGTCCCACGATTTCACCGCTCTTACTGACACGATCAACGCCAATCGTGACGCGACCGGCCATCTTATCACAACGCAAGAGCGTGGGCATTTGGTAGCAGTCGCACAAGCTAAGTTGGCCAGCGCCAAAACCCAAACCGAAAAAGCGGCGGCACAACGTCAGATAACGGCGCTTCAGCTTGGAACGCAAGTTCTTACACAAACGGAGCGCGAGACGGCGGCGACCGATGCCTATAACAAGGTAGCCGACAAGTATGTCAAAGCCCATGATGATGGTCAAAAAGCAATCACCGAAGGTTTGGCCAAGCTCGACGCTAATGTTACGGCACAGCGCGAGCTTAACGACGCAATCCTAAACGGGGCTGGCGCGGAGCTAGTTGCTAACGCCTCGCGTGCTGCCGCGCTTGAAATGGCCGGTAAGAAATTTTCGGCGGCCCAAGCCGAAAAGGAACAAACGCTTCAGCTTGCACTTGCGGTTGAAAAATATATTGGCTCCGTCAACAATACGATCAACACGGAAGAAGATCGCGCTAAAGCTACCCGCGATGTGGCGCAAGCCGTCGCTGAAGGCCGTCTGTCGCAAGCTGACGCCAACAAGACACTTTCCGACACGCTAACGCTGTTGCCCATGCAACAAGTGCTAGCAGCGACAAGCGGGGATGCTCACGATCGGCTAGCGGCAGCCATTGGTCGCGTGAAGACGGCATTGGCGGATGAAGCCAAATCGCAAGCTTCGTTGGCGCTCGCTACTGATACGTCTAAGGCAAACGATCAAGTTTCGTTTGCTGAAAAGCAACTCGCGCTTATTGGCGAGACTAACTATCAGCGTGCAATCGCTATTGCTCAAATGACGGCCGAGCAACACTTGCGCGACATGGGCACAAATGCCGGCACGCCCGAAGAACAAGCCGCTTACGTCAAGAGTAAGGTGGACGAAGCCGCAGCTACCGAACATTTGACCGAAAGTCAAAACGCTTATAACGATAGTTTGAGCGATACGGCAAATCATCTTAAAGATATTGGCGGAGTTGCTAGCGATGTTGGCGCCGGTCTAGCCGATAGTTTTGGTAAAGCCGGAACGTCTATTGGTAATGTCCTAAGTGGCATTGTTGAAGGAGCGCAAAAGCATAACGATCTTTTGACAGAAATGGAAGCTGCTCGCGTTAAGTACGGGGATGGATCGGCCGAAAGTGAAAAGCGTTTGGCCGAAGCTAAAAGCCATTACGATAAGCAAACTTTGGAGAGTACGCTTAACACAACTGGAAGCATTATCGATGCTTCTAAGAATATGTTTTCTAAGCAATCCACCGGCTATAAGCTTCTAGGCGCCGTTGAAAAGGCGTATAACCTTGCTCGAATGGCTATGCTGGCGGTTGAAATCGTCCGCGAAGGCGTATTGACGACAACGAAGGTTGCGGGCGCCGGGGCGCGCATGGGGGCGGACGCGGCGGAGACGGCATCGAGCGTCGCCAATAGCGGCGCGAGGGGCCTAGCGGACGGCATAGCGGCCTTCGCCAAGACGATCGCCTCGTTGCCCTTCCCGGCCAACATAGCGGCCGGAGCGGCCGTCCTAGCCCTATTGGCGAGCGTCGGCTTGTCGATCGCCGGGGGCGGGGGCGGAGGGGCTGCTAAGACGGGCTCCGCACAGTCGGCCGACGACGCGCAAAAGGTGCAAGGGACGGGCACGGTCCTAGGCGACGCCAGCGCCAAGTCGGATAGCATCGCCCATTCGCTCGAAATCGTCGAAGCCAACTCCAATAAGGATTTGGAATTCTCGAACGATATGGTGCGCTATCTGAAGAACATCGATCTAAACATCGGCTCGCTTACGTCGTCGGTGGCGAAGGAACTGTCGCTTCCCGGTGGCGCGCTCGACACGTCGAACCTTAACCTTGGCACCACGTCCAAGGGCGGCTTGCTTGGCCTTATCGGCGGCTCGACGACAACAAAGGAACTTAAGGACGCCGGTTTAACGCTCGATCCGGCGTCGGTTGCCGATATCATCGCCAATGGGATCGGCGGTTCGTCCTATCAGACTGTCGAGACGACAAAGACGAAGAAAGGCTTCCTTGGCATTGGCGGGGGAACGAAGGTCAAAGACAGCACTTCGACTAGCGGCATTTCCGATGACTTGTCGGACGCTGTTGGCCTAGTCGTCGGCGGCCTTCGTGACAGCATCGTTGCCGCATCGAAGACGCTTGGCGTAAGCGGTGCCGACGCCATGCTTGACGCTTTCCAAATCAATATTGGCAAGATAAGCCTTAAGGGCATGTCGGCCGAAGAAATTCAGACGACATTAGAGCAAGTCTTTAGCAAAGTCGGCGATCAAATGGCCGCGTTCGTCTTCTCTGACGTTAGCCAATTTCAAAAGGCTGGCGAAGGGGCGATGGAGACGCTTGTTCGTCTTGGTCGCGAATATCAAGTCGTTGATACAACGATGAAGTCGATCGGCAAAACGTTCGATAGTGTGGGCATATCGTCTGTAGGCGCTCGCGATAGGCTTGTGCAACTGGCGGGATCGCTCGACGACTTCACCGATCAAGCGTCGTTCTTCCACGACAACTTCCTTTCCGAAGCCGAGCAATTGGCGCCGGTTCAAAAGGCCGTTGCCGATCAAATGGCGTCGCTTGGGCTTTCGGCCGTTACGACAAAGGATCAATTTAAGAACCTTGTGCAAGGGCTCGACGTTTCGACCGAAGCCGGGGCGGAGCTTTACACTAAGCTTATGGCCGTAGCTCCGGCTTTCGCCAAAGTAGCCGATGACGCTTCCGACGCCGCCGACACAATGGCAAAAGCTTTTAGCGACGCTGTGGATACGGCCAATAGTGCTGTAAAGACAGCGACCGACACGGTAAAGAATGCACAAACGGCTTTGCAAAGTTCTTACAATACTGCAAAGGCTGTTATTGCAGCGGCACTAGATGCTGCTAACAAAGCGGCGGATGCGGCTAGTCAAAATCTTGATAAAGCTCGCTCCACTCTTCAAACTTCCTACAACAAAGTTTTGTCTGACGCGCAAGCTAATCTTTCAACGGCTACTAGCGCAGTTGAAAAAGCTAGGTCTGATTTGTCGGCTAGCTATGCTAATGAAGCCGGCGCTTTGAGCGCGTCTATAGACAAGATGAACGGTTTTATATCGTCGCTTAAGGATTTCAGATCATCGCTTGATGACACGGAGCATTCACTTCTTTCGCCAGAAGATGCTTACAATAAAGCGAAGAAGGATTTTGCCGATATCTCGGCTCGCGCTGGTACTGGCGATGAAGATGCGATTGGCAACCTTCAGTCGGCCGGCGAAGCTTTGCTTTCGGCTTCTAAGGATTACAACGCATCGGGTTCGGGTTACTTCGATGATTTGAAGACTGTCAAAACCGCAGTTGACGGAGTTATAACCGGAACCGAAAAGCAAGTTGACGTTGCACAGGATCAACTAAACCAACTGAAAACGCTTGTTGGAAACTTTGTCGATTTGGACGAAACTACGGTTTCAATAAACGACGGTATAACCAATTTGCAAACCGCCGAAGCGGCGGCCGATCAGGCGCAAACTCAAATTGACTTGCTTAATCAACAAGTCGCCGGTTTGCTCGATACTAACGATAATGTCGTTAGTCTTGGCGATGCTATTACGGCTGTGCAAGCGGCAATCGAGGCTAGCGACGTAGCTAAGGCGGCGGCAGCGCAAGCGGCTTCCGATGCGGCGGCGGCGCAAGCTAAACTCGATCAACAAGTTGACGGTCTAATGACTGTTAACGATAGCGTTTTGTCGGTCGGCGATGCCATAGACGATCTAAAGACGGCCACTGTTGCTCTTGCCCAAGCCCAAGCCGCCGCTACAGCCGCAGCCGCCGCACAAGCCAACTATGCTTTGAATGCTGCCGCGCAAGCCGCCGCAGCCTCTAAGGCGGCGTCGGATCAAATCGCGCAAGCTTTGAATAATGCCAATCAAACCGCGTCGGCTCCGGTCACGCCGACTGTCTCGGCAACCCCAACCGATCCGTTTGGAATGGATAGCCAAGCGTATAAGCAAACTTTGGCTTACGGACAATCTGAAGCCGCCAACGGAAATCGTTCGCATGGCGATTATGCTAGCTATTTTGCTAAGCATACCGATCTTTTTATGAAAGAGTATAACTCACAGAAAGCGGCCGGAACGCACTTATTCTTCATTGATGCACAATGGGGAATGCCCACGGGATCGGCGGCTTCGATCGCTAAGTCTCTTGGGCTGGCCACGTTCGCGCAAGGTGGCGTGTTCTCTAACGGCGTCGTCTCGCAACCGACGTTGTTTAACATGGGGCTTATGGGCGAAGCCGGCCACGAAGCCATCATGCCGCTTGTGCATGGTCCCGAAGGGCTTGGCGTTCGCGCTCACAAGGCGGAGCAAGACGACAATGGCAACGAGCGAATTGCCGAACTACTTGAACAAATATCGAATAAGCTTGACGCTCAAATTCGGCAACAAGGCGCTATCTCCGAAAAGAGCGCGCAAGGCTTTGAAGACATTAGAGGCCAGTTGAAGGCCGTTGCTCGCGCTGCTAGGGTTGCGTCGTGATAGCAGTAGAGCTTCAAGCCGGCGTTGACGCCATCGGAAACGTACAAACGTTTTACCTTTCCGATGCGCCCTTAACAACTCTGCCGATTGACAATCCAGCCAACATTTCTTTCGATCCTACGCTTAAAGACGTAACCACCGAAACGTCTGTTTTCGCCGATAGTCAGACGACGGGCAATAGTGCTAAAAGTTCAGGCGAAATCATACTTACGAATATAGACGGCCAATATGACGCTTGGCTTGGATACAGCTTCGAGGGGCGTAACATCGTTGTTCGTTCCTCTGTAATCAATCCTTCGGTTTATCCCGGCGACTATCCCATAATCGTGTCTGGCGTTGTCGAGACGATCAGCGTCACCTTTGAACAAGTTGTAATTACAATAAAAGATCGTCAATCTATATTCGAAGCTCCGGCTTTGTCTAACTTCTACTTGGGCAATAACGTCCTACCCAACGGTCTAGAAGGTGTCGACGATCTAAAAGGTAAGCCAAAAGCTAAATTATTTGGCTCGGTGTTCAATTATGCGCCCGATCTCGTCAATTCGTCTAAGCTAACTTATCAAGTAAACGACGGGGCTGTTGTCAGCATCGTTGTTAAGGATCGAGGCGTTGTTCTTAACAATGCTGGCGATTATGCAACATCGGCTCAAATGCAAGCGGTGGCTAGCTTGGGCATGATGGGCGGGAGCTATATTACTTGCTTAGCTGAAGGCTATTTCCGTCTAAGCTCGGCTCCGGCCGGCAAGATAACCGTCGACGTAGTGCAAGGCGCGGCTCCGGCCAATCGCACAGCGTCGGCCATTCTAAAAACTTTGGCGCTACTAGCTGGCGTCCCAAGCTCCGCGATCGACAATACTTCCTTTGCGGCCGTTGACATGGCTAATCCTGCTAGTGTGGGCATAGCAATTACAGGCGACGCCACTTTTACTAACGCCATGGATCAAATAGCCGGAAGTATCGGTATGTTTTATGTCTATTCGCCTAGCGGCGTTTTAGGCGTCGGCATTCTTACTGTTGCCAGCACTTCGGCAAACTTTATCTTTGCTAGATACGATATCAAAAGCATAGAGCGTCGTTCTGCCAAAGATAACAACCTTCCCGTTAAGACAGCAAAGGTCAACTATAATCTTAACTATTCTCCGGCTAACAATGATTTGGCGGGCTCTGTCGGCGTCGCTCAAAGTGCAATTTTGTCACAGCAATATCTAATTGAGCAAGCTAGCGACTTGTCGATAACTACTCAATTTCAAACTGCTGATATTATCGAAGTTAATACGTTGCTGACAACAAAAGCTGACGCAGCTAATGAAGCCGCCAGATTGCTGTCGCTATATAAAGTTCGTCGGGATATCTTCGAATTTGTTGTTCCAATAGATGCCTTGCCCTCGCAACCGCTTTACCTTATGGCAAGTGTTGCGCTAACTCTTAACCGATTTGCTCTAGTTGGTCGGTTCTTTCGATTGCTAGGCGTCGCTTACGATATCGGCGCCAAGGCTGTAACTTTGACAGTTTGGGGCTAATAGTGGCAAACGCTCTTATCGCCTTCGGTAATGCTGTCGATAAAGGCTTGCTGTCTGGCGGCTCTTGGCTGTCTAGCTTGCCGCTCTCCAATCTCTACAATCGAGTTATTCATAAGCTTGCCAGATCAACAGACGCAAGCCTTGCTTCAACTCAATTGCTTGTGGATTTGCAGAAAGCTTTGCCCTTAAGAACGCTGGCGATAGTCAACCATAACCTTTCGCTTTCTGGCAAATATCGCATTCGAGCGAGTAACGATGGCAACTTCATAACATCGCTTATAGACAGCGGTTGGCGTGATGCTTGGCCGTCTCTATACGCTAGTCTTTCGTTAGATTGGCAAGCTGACAACTGGTGGTCGGGCCGCTACACTGAAGCCGATCGCGCCGGTTACATTTGGACAACCATATTCAGCGCCACAGTTACAACGGCAGCGCGTTATTGGTTGTTCGAATTCGACGATCAGGCTAACGTAGCCGGCTATATACAGCTTGGACGTATATTTATCGGCGAGGCTTGGCAACCCAAAGTTAACATTGCTTTGGGTGCAACTCTTGGGTGGAACGATGAAACGCAAATAACTTCAAGCTTAAGCGGCACGGAGTATTTCGACAAACGACGCCCTTACCGTGTCAGCACTTTTGAAACCAACTTCATGGATCAAGACGACGCACTTGGCAAAGCCTTGGACATAAAGCGTCGTCTCGGCTTAAGCGGCGAAGCCGTTTTCCAATTCGATCCCGACGACACAACACAATCTTTACGCCGGCAATTCTATGGGCGCCTTCGCGAGCTTACGCCTATTGAATATCCATACCCAACGATAAACAATACAGCTTGGGAAATAAAGGAAACGATCTAATGGCGAGCGTGACTTTCCCCACAGCCGTAGGCGGTGACGGTTCAACCGTTTCGGATGACGCCAATCCGACAACCGGCCTCGATAACGGTGGCCATCGCACGCGGTTTATCCCGGCGCTGAAGAACATAGTTGCCATCGCTAACTATGTCGTCGCTCAAGTTGCGACTGCTGTAGCGGCGGCGGCTTCGGCAATCAACGCTCCGGGAACATCGGGTCAATCGACAACTTCGATGGTTATCGAAGCGGCGGCTAAGACTTTCATCATTCAAACCGGCAAAGCTTTTGTCGTCGGTCAAACTGTAGTCATTGCCAGCACAGCTAGCCCCGGCAACCAAATGACCGGCATCATTACCGGCTATAATCCCACTACTGGCGCAATGTCGGTAACGACTACTACGTTTATAGGCTCTGGAACGTTTGCTAGTTGGAACGTTGCACTAAGCGCCGTTGCTGGCATTCAAGTCAGTCGCAGAATAAATACTGCCGGCATTATATATGGAGCCGGCGATCTTTCTGCCGACATAAATCTTCGTGTTCAACCGACGACTGGCGTAGATATCAACGCCGGAATAGATAACGCTTATGCCATGACGATTAAGTCAGTTTATGATGCATTAGCTCTAGTTAATACCGGCGACATGGCAACAATTACACCGGATTTAAGCGCATCAACAAACATTTATATCCCGATTGCGGGCAATAGGACAATCGCCAATCCATCTAATCCGATTGCCGGCAAGTCGGGACGTTTCATGTTCGTGCAAGATAGCACGGGAGGCCGAACAATATCGTGGGGAAGCTCTTACAAGTTCGCTTCGGGCATTCCCCCTGTTGCGTCCACCGCTCCCGGCGCCGCCGATATCTTCTACTATGATGTAATCAATCCAAGCTATATTCTAATCTCGCCAGTAAAGGCGGTCGCCTAATGTTGCCGGGCAATCTTGTTGCTGGAAGAACTAGCGCGGCTTCGTTCTTTGACGATTTTTCGTCAACTGATCTAAGCAAGCGATATGATTTTCTATATAGCGACGCTAACGACCAATATAAACCCGGCTTATATGTAAGCGTAGGAACTTTGCGCCAATATACCGGTCAAGGCGCTTACGGCAGTAGTTCTTTCATTACAGCTAAAATCAAGAGAACTAGCAACAAGTTCTTTGTTTCGGCTAACGTCGTTTACACCGGCAACAATGCATATCCAATGCAAATTGGATATGTTTACGATAATACTCGATATATTGGCGTTTATATCGATGCAACATATCGAGTGTTAATGCAAATTGGCCACAATGGAACTTTCGACACGGTACTTTGCGGTAGCTCTGACGCTTCTTTCTACGTTAGAGCCGAATTTGACATGATTGCAAAAACCGTTTCTGTATTCGGTCCAAACAACGTTCTACTTAAGACAATTTCAATTCCTAGCGATATGCCGGTTAATTCTTATAAGACAGGTATATTCCGAACGGCCGCAGCAACCGGCACAAACTATATCGACAACTTCAGCACCGGAGATTTGTGACATGGCCTACGCTTTCAAAGAAGACGGCGAATGGCAGGAAATCGCCAATTTCTTCCGCGCGCATGTCGGCGACGATATTGTGACCTACAATGCTGACGCATTGCAAAGTCATAGCGTCGAGGAACTGGCGACACTTGGCGTTAAGCCGATCACCGAAGCTTCGCCGCCGCCGACAAATAGCCGAACTATCGGCACCGAAATCGTCGACGAAAACAACGCTCCGGTGCGGCGGTGGATATTCAATCCATATTCCCCACAGGAAGCCCATGATATAATGTGGGCACGTGCAAAAACTATTAGGGCGACCTATACCGAAGGAACGCTTCAAGTCGAGTTGAACGGCCAAACCTATTGCACCGATACCGATACCGATGCGCGCGAGTTTCTTCTAGGCTATGTTCAACTAGCATCGTTGTCCAAAGCGGCAGGGCAACCCTATTCTGAAACTTGGACAATGCACGATAACTCTGACGTGCAACTCGACGCCGACGCTATGATTTCGCTCGGTGTTCAAGTCGGCCGATATATTGGCGCTGTCTATAGCAACGCGCGATCCATACGCAAGGCGCTCGATGCTGGCCTTGCCAGCAACCAATCGGCAGGAACAATATTTCTATATGATGTTGCATCGGGCTATCCGCAAATCGGAACGCCCGGCTAATGCTTTGGCGAATGCTCCGCGAGCTTCACGCTATAGCGGTCGCGCTCGATCAACTCGCCTACGTCATTTTAGCCGGCCCTTACTTCATCGTTATGGGCGGCGACGAACCTAACGCGCGCGAGACGATAAGCTCGAAGGTCGGCCGCGAGGCGAACAACGGATGGCTATGGGCTCGATGCGCGCAAGTGGCGATCGACGGGTTGTTCCGCCTGCTAGGATCGCCGCCGGGCCATTGCCAACGCGCGATCGTCAGCGCCGCCGCACTACTCGGCTAGGTTCCGGCCTCGCCCGCTCTGGCGGGCCGTTTCCGGGCGGCTGACGGGGCAAAAGAAAGGGCCGCTCCCGGTCGACGGGGCCGCCCTTAAGGTTAGGAGAGGATGCCGGCCGAAGCCTGCGCCTCGATCGCTAGGCGCCCTTGGCGTGTTCGTCAAGCATCCGCTTAAGCTCCGCCTTCACTCGCCGGGCCACTTCGCCCTTCCAAGTGCCGGCGTTTGCCAGAAAATAGTTCACGATAGAACGGGCGTTATCGAGCCCATAGCTATCGTCGAGCGTGGCCATTGTTTGCATTGCCAGCATGTACGGGCGGGCGGCCGAAAATTGCTTGCCTTGTGCGACCCAATCGACGCGGATTTCGCGGGCGATAACTTGAAGCGACCTTGCCATTTGAACCTTTCCCTTCACAGCAATTTTGCCTTGGCGGCTCTAGCATAAAAGCCAACGTCATACAAGATGGCTTCAGCATCGCGAACATAGCGGTCGCGATCCAAATCAGCCGGCAAACCTTCGGGCAGGATCATAAGCGGGCGCGCGCCTTCGCTCTTAGGAACCTTGTTGCCCGATTGTGCATAGTTGATAACGCCGTCTTCGCCTTTGGCGTAATACCAACGAACAGCTTTGCCGAGATAGACGCCATCTTTCTCGGCTCCACCCTTAACCGTCCGCACGGCAACGAACTTGCGGATATCGTTGCACTCATAGATTGTTTCGTAAAGCGGCGTGCCAACGCTAAGATACTCTTGGACGGCAACCGAACAAATATGGCATTCCGGGTTCTTAGATAGCACGCTATTTTGAGCGGAGCCCTTTTCCGAATAAACGCCCTTGCATTTGATATCGGGCCGGTTGACGCCACCGCTACGCTTCTTAATTGCGATATAGTTGTTGACGTCACGCGACGCCAACATTTCATATTCAGTTTCTTCGGTGACGAAGCCCGTCTTGCCTTCCCATATCGTCATGACATTTTCGAAGTCGGCATATTTATCGACCGGGCAGGCATAGACGGCGCCGTCGGTATTGGCGCTAATGCACGGTATGCCGGCAAGCTCCACCATTTCGATTTGCATAAGCAAGGCGAGTTGTCCAGTCATAGTCACTTGGGTTAGAAGCTTCGGCGAATAGATATTGCTATAGAAGTTGCCGAGCTTGCCGAACGTGCCGTTAATTGCAATTTTCAAACCGGCTTCTAGCGGGTTCTTATCTTTCTTCAGCGCGAGCCGGCGTTGCACAAGCTTTCGGTAAACATCGATAAACAATGGCCCCAAATGTTCGGGGAAATAGTTGTTATTCAAGATAATAAACGGATAAAAGCTCGCAACGTCTCGATCGACTAGCCGCGTCTTTTCGTCGGCTCGATAGCAAACGCTTTCCTCGCTCGAATGCAAACCGCCGATCCCGATCCGGTAAATCGATCGGCCAAGGCGCGGCTGCAAATCTTCGATCGCTTGTGGGCATAGCGGTCGACCGGCGGCACTAAGATAAAATGGCGAATTGCCCACAGTATGCAACAAGTGCTGAAACTGTGGCGTCTTGAATTCCAGCCATTCGGGCGGTTCATAATAGAAGCTATATTCGTCGCTCAATTCAAGCTTTGGCTCGATCGTCCCGGCTTGGCGTAGCTCGCTAACGATCACGGCTTCAGCGATTTGAGCGTCTGACTTTGAGCGCAAGTCTTGATCGTATTCGCGGCTTAGTTGCTCGCGAAGCTCGATCATCGGTGCCAAGTGATTGAATAGAAGTTCGGTATTGTCTAGATCGTTGATATTATAGTCGCGAACGATGAACGATTGTTCGGGCGTTAGCTCCGCGTCGATATCGAAGGGCAAGTCTTGCATTCGCTCGCAATGGAGACGGCCGGCGTATATCTTCAGGCTAGCCGTGATTGGCGCGACGTTTATTAAGTCGATATGATTGACGTGCAAGGCTTTGACGCCATACTTGCGTTCGATCGCGAAGGCTTGAAGTTCCTCGCGGATGATTTCGTCGCTAACGTCTTTCAGCTTGGACGCGCGAGCGCCTTGGATTGCGACTAGCAGGATCGGCAAATCATAGGATCGGCTATTGAAGCCGATAATAAGACAGCGATACAAAATGAACGTTAGATGATTTGTCCAAACTGTAAAATTGACATTGTGCCCGTTGACGAAATAGCCGTAAGGCGTATCTTCAAAATAGATAACCTTTTGGCTATCCATGCACTTGAATGAGACTAGGAAATAGTTACGATAGCTTTCAACGTCGAAAATCATGCGACGGAAGCCGTGCAACACTTCGTCGAGCCCGAACAACGTATATGACTTAGCCGGCGGAACGGGCGACGCGGCGAGGCGCCGCAGCCGATCGGCCACGGGCACCTTCTTTTCGGCGCGCTTTCGCCGATCCGGCCGGCTGTCGTCGAAGAAAACGTTAACCTCCCATTCGTTGCATGGCTGTACCTTTTATATGCCAGCCAAGTGGAGAAACATCGCATCCAAAGCCAAAGATGGCGGAACCGTGCGAAGCGGCTTCTTGCCGTCTGTTTTCTCTTAGCACTCCAAAGCGTAGTCTAGCGTCAACAAAGAAAACCGAAACGCAAGATTTCAAAGCTTTCTGAAAAATCTTAGTTTCAGTATGAGCCGGTATAAGCAAAACCACTTTGCGTAATTGACCTTCATTTATGCAACGTTCAACCCAACGATTGCGAGCTTCACCATAAGGCGGATTGCAAAAGACAGAATGAGCGTTCCAGCTTTCTATGCAACCGTCGTTTGGCAAAGTCCAAATATATTCGGCGCGAGTTGGGTTATCGGGTTCCGTGCAAGGGTCTAAGCCAATACCTCCAAGCAATTGTCTTATTGGCTCTAAAACATAAGCCGGCGTAAGCATTGCTTGTCGAGCATGTTCGTCCGGCCTTCTCCTTTTATCGTTGTTAAAACGATGCTCAGCATTAGGCATCGGCTTGCCCCCAACCTTCGCTAATTTCAGCGTCGGACGGTTCGGGCTCCGGGTTGGGCGCTGGCGTCGGGGCCGGATCGGAAGGCGATATCTTCAGCCCCATAATTGCGCCTCGCACCGGGTTTTCATCGGTGCCGCCGAAGAATAGAACCGCCTCGCCTTCGCTCTTGTTAAGGTCGATCGTCTTGGCGTAAGGCGCGACTTTCTTCATGAACTTACCGTTGAAGCCCAAGTGGCACTTCAAGCCCGGCACGGGATAGACAGCGCCAACGTCTTCGCTTTCGTGCGACATAACGCGATCGTTTGACAAAATGACACGATCGCTGTCGTCGAAGCCGTGAACGGTATCGATTGCTTCGAACAAGCCTTCCGGGATCGGGGTGGCGTTGCTCGGCACGTTCAAGATACGCGACACGTCGGGCCAACGATCCTGATAGCATTGCGTGCGTATCCACGCGCCGCCTTCGAACCAAATGGTGAAGGTTCCGACGATCCATTCGCCGGGCTCTTTGCCTTGCTTCCATTCGAAGCCGAACCCGTCGATTGGCTTGCCGGCCTTCACAATCGCGGCTGTGAAAATCTTAGGCAAGATGATGGCCGGCGGAAGGTCGATCCCGTGCCAGTATTGCAGCAACGCCACGCCGTTCGTGCCGGTGCAAGTGTTCGCTTCCAAAAGAAGCGAAGCTTCGATGACACGTTCGCCGGCTTCGGTGGCGAGCGATCCACAGACGTTGAAAGCGTCTTTGATTGTCTCCGCCAGCGGTGCGAGCTTCGGGTTCGGTTCGACTTGCGGTTGTTCGTCGAGCTTGCGGCACGGCACCACGAACCGGGGCTTATCGCCCTTGATCGAAAGTTGCCCGTTCGGGGTCTCACTTATGACAAGCGACTTGCCCGACTTCGCCAGCGCCGCGCGTAGCCGCTTCAACTGTGGGCAAACTGTCAATTCCTCCGCGATCGGATGACCGGCCGCAATCTGGCCATTGAAGGCCGTCGCATAGCCGCCCTTCATGACGATATATTCCTGATAGTCTTCATCGTCTCGCGTGCCCACGGCGATGAAGTCGAGGGCTTCGATAAGCTGTTGCGCTTGCGTCGGCTTCGCCGGCCGTCCGCGTCCCTTGCCTGCCGCCATTGTCGTCATCCTTTCGTAATAGAGCCGTTCAGCTATTTGCCAGTTGGCCGGGTCTTCGTTAGCCGCTTCGAAACCGCCGGGTTGATTGCCTATTCGACGAAGGTTCGGAAAGCCCGCCAAGCAATCCTTCTTCCGATCGCCTAGGACGCACCGCCATTGATCGCAAAGGCGACACGGACTTAGCATCAATAAGGCACTTCTAAAACGTCGTTGTAGCTTTCGCATCCATAAGCGATCACGCGAGCGGGAGGGCGGCCGTTATATAGCCGGCAAGTCTCTTGTTGCTCTATGAAGTGAACACAACTAATACAAGATGGCGTTGGTTTTTCTTCATTCATAATGCCAATAACGGCGCCAGATACAGCTTGTTTAAGCATTTCGACAAGAGCGGTTCGATTAGAATTCATAGCCAACTATCTCCGGGTTTTGCTTGTTGACCCAAACTTGAATTTGCTTCGGCCAGCGAAGTTCGTGCGCGAGCGCGAGAACTTCGGCGTTGGTAGCCGGCACGTCATCTTCCCAAGTATAGCGTTGATCGGCGTAATGGTAGCGTTGCCGAAACCAATCGCGCGACTTATGCTTCATGAAGTTGACCGGGCTTTCGACCGACTTATATTCATAGAACGTGCGAAGGCCGCAGAAATAAGCTACCTTTATGCTGTCATTGCCAGCCTTCGACGTATGCGGCACCATAACGACGCGATCGACGTTGAAATGCTCGAATTGTGGCAAGTCGGATCGCATAACGTCGAGGCCAGCCGACGCCCGCGTGATATTCTCTTGGAACGTGAATTCGGCTCCGCATACGTCACAGACGCGCGCGCTAGTGTGGCAATAGCTTCCGCACGTCTGACATATCTTCACCGGAGCATCGCCCGGCGGGCCTTGCCCCTTCAGCTTGGGAATGATCGGATCGTTGATCGGACCTAGCCGTTGCGTGTTGCGTGCGAAGTCTAGAATTAGGCAATTTTGCTTAACGTAGCCGGTGAAATACCAAAGAAGAAGCTTGTCAGCCTCGCTTAGATCATACCAATTGAACGGCCGGGTTCCTCGCCCAAGCATTTGAACCCAAAGGCCCGTCGAGTTGGTAGGACGCATGATGCCGATTAGATCGCACGCGGGATGATCGACGCCAGTTGTTAGCGAGTTCATGTTGACCGCGCAACGAACTTGGCCAGTCTTCCACTTGTGCAACGCTTCGGTATTTTCCGTGTCTGACTTTTTGCTGTGAATAACGACGGTCGGGATACCGAAGTGATTATTCAGCATTTCGCCAATATGATCGGCGTGGCGCGTGCCTGAGGCGAACAAGAGCCATGATGCTCGATCGTAACCGGCTTCAACCGTCTCGCATAGCGCCGCATAAGTTATCGTCTCTTTATCGACGGCATCTTGCAATTCGCTTTGCACGAATTCGCCACCGGAAACGCCAACGCCGCTAACGTCTAGCGTCGTCTTCATTGGCTTGGCAATTAAGCGGCACAGATAACCTTCAGCTATAAGCCGCGAATAGCCTTCCATCGTGCATAAATCATAGACAATATCGGTGAAAAGAGGGCCGTTCGTCATGAGCCCTAGGCCCATGCGATAGGGCGTGGCCGTAAAGCCAATGACGCGGAAGTAAGGATTGGCCGCCATCATTGCCTTAATGAAGGCCAGATATCGCGTGTCGGCCGTTGGGCTCAATAGATGGGCTTCATCGATACCCATTAGATCGCGCTTACCGAACAACTCGGCTTTGTTATAGACGGATTGAATGCCGCCATAAATTAGCGGTTGCATATGGTCGCGAGACTTCAGCCCGGCGCTATAGATGCCGAGCGGCGCCAGCGGCCAAATCTCCAAGAGCTTCTTCGCGTTTTGCTCGATCAACTCTTTGACGTGCGTTCCCATGAACGCGCGCGTGCCGGGATAGGCCGTCATCGCCCGGCGAAATAGCTCCGCGATCACAAGCGACTTGCCGGTGCCTGTGGGCATCGCCACAAGCGGGTTCGATTGCTGCAAAGTATGCGCGCGCAAGGGATCGTTGAAATAGTCGAATACCGCGTCGACGGCTTCTTCCTGATACCAACGAAGCTTCACGCTATGCGCGTCCAACTTGGGCAACCGACCGGAATAACGTCTTTGGGAATGTTGGCGTTGGCTTCGGGGCTGTGAAGCTCGCACCACCACCCGGCTTCGTCGACGGGAACGGCGTGCGTGCAAGAGCGGCAATTCTTCGTCGGTTCTTCGCCACGATGGCAAAGGCCGGCAAAATTACAATTCTTACAGTCGAAGAAGCTTTCAGTATTGGCAATCTTCGGTGGCCGGGTTCGGCTGAAGACGACGCCTTCCGCTTTGCGAAATAGATCGTCGGCTTGCCTGAAATCGAGCGTAACAATCTCGAAATATAGTTCGTCGGTATCTTTGTTGACGGCACAGTAAAGGCCATATGGCAAGTTATAGGCACGCCCATAGCTCGACATTTGTTTGAAGTGCATCGGCTTCGACTTGAAGACGCCATCGCCACCGGAGCGCGGCTTGCCCATGTTCTTCCACGCCGGCTTTGCTCCGGCGAGCTTTGCGAAGCTTTTCTCGTTGTGCGTCTTGAATTCGCCAAGCCATACAAGTTCCACCGGCAAGCCGTAGCGAGCCGGCGGCTTCATCAGACTGTCGAGCGATCCGCCAAAGTGCCCTTTGGCGCCAACAATCCTGAATTGCTTTTGTGTGTCGGGGTCGACTTCCCGAACTTCGAAGCCAATGCCTTGCAGCCAACGGACGAAGCGAGCTTCTTCAAGATGCCCACGGTTGAAAAGGCGGAGTTGCTGGCCGCTCGCTTCTTCGAACTTCAGCCATCGAAACGTGTTCCAAGCGTAAGCTTGGCAATCGTGGCCTATGATCGAGGCGCCAAGATGGGTTCGCGGGTCTTCGGCAAACTCCGCTCGGCAGAATGCGTCAACGTCGGCTTGTATCTGTAAGACAAGCTTTTTGCGATCGTAAGCGTCCGCCAAATCAAGTTGCCTTGGCGCTTCAGCGATAAGGTTCATTGATTGATCCCGGCGTTTGGTAGGAACGTGCGTTTACCGGCGTAACAGGGAGCCACCGGCCGGCTATTATCGCTATTTGATCGACCGGGGGGTTTTAGCCGATCAGCCAGCTAAGCCGAAGCATTGACCTAGAAAGCAAGGTTCAAACTTCCTAATTACCTTCGCACGCTCCAACAAAACGCCGGGGGCGGCGTGAACCGCCCCCGATCGTCTTCAGGAAGGCGCGCCCCATCCGGCACCACCGGCCGGAGGCCCACCCGCCGGGGGGCCTCCCCAACCCGCGCCACCGGCCGACGGAGCGCCCGCCGGAGGGCCACCGGCCGGAGGCCCGCCCCATCCACCGCCAGCCGGCGGAGCGCCGCCCGGAGCGCCCGCAGGCGGCCCGCCAGCGGGAGGCCCGCCCCAACCGCCACCGTGCGCGGGCGGCTGCGAATTGGCCGCCGGAGCGCCGGGGCCGGCACCGGGAGGCGGGCCGCCCCAACCGTTGCCAGCGGGCGCGACGCCACCGGCCGGGGGCTGGCCAGCCGGGGGAGGCGGAGCCGCGCCAGCCGGAGGGCCGCCCGCGCCGCCGCCGGCTTTGCCGGGCTCGTTGCCGTTGATATCGAAGATGCCCTTCACTTCGGTATAGCCGTTTTCGTTGGGCGCCTTCTGAAGCCCGATTTCGACGATAAACGGAATATTGTGAAGCTCCGCCGTATCGTTGAATTGGAACCGGCCGAGAACGTGGCAATACGCCGACAATTGCTTGTTGGCGATTTCGACGACCTTCGGGTTCGTGTGGTGAAGATTGAGCCGGTCCGTCTGGCGCGTGCCTTGGGTCGGACCCTCGATCGACGCGAGTTCGAGCGCCAGATAGCCGCCCTTCACGTTGCCGAAGTTATCCTTCGTATTTTCGCCGTGACTGTCGACGATCATAACCTTGTATCTCACCGGCTCCCCGTTGGGGCCGGCGGGCAACCCGCCACCACCGCCATATGACGGCGTATGCTGTTGCGCGTTGAACGACATTGCGACCATTTCGTCTAATCCTTCCGTTGTTTCGTTACGAAGACAGGATGCCACCGCATAGTCAAGAGCTTCGGCTTGTCGCCGCAGCCGGGCCGCTAACCCTTCGATTTGCTTCAACGTCTCCCGTTGCTGTGGGGATAGCCCCTTAAAGACTGTCCCGCATCCACGCATTATTGCGCCCACCGCTCCATTTTTTCGGCGATGGTAAGGGCGGAAGCGATCTTCGTTTCGTTCGTCGGATCGCCTTCATAGTGGCGTTCGGCGACCGTAACGAGATTGGAGAATTCGACAACGGCTTGCTTATAATCCGCCTCGCGAATTGCAGCCCACAGTCGGACCATTGACGGCCCGGTCGGATCGCGCGCCAGTAGCGTGAACTTGGCCTCGCCTTCCTCCGCCTTGTGGTAGCAATCCAATTCGAGTTGTTCTTCGGCCATTAGCTGACACTCCGGTTGAAAACATCGATGCCGCTCGCGCCGTAAATCGCGTGCGCCAGATAGTTCCACGCGCCGCCCAAGATGTTGGGCGTCAGTTGCGTATTCTCCGGCGGCTTCGGGATCGGCACAAGGCCCGTCATGTTATAGCGATTGCCGGCAACCCAACCGGGTTGACGCTCGACGGCGAGTTGGCGCCCCTGCCCGGCGTTCACCGCGCGGTTCAACTTGGCGCCTTCTTCGGCCTTTTGCACGAACATGGGTTCATGAAGAAAGCCGACCATATCGGCCCATTGCGTGATAAACTCGCGCTTGCCGTAAGTCTTGGAATTCTTCGGGGAATGCAAGAGCAAATCCCAAGTGGTATATTCACCATAAGCGGGATCGATCACCGGAGCCGCGAAAACGTGGCAAGTCACGATGCAATTCACGCCGCCATATTTGGCTAGTTCGTCCATGTAGCGCGTCCAACGGCCGAACAAATCGTTGGCGACATTGTACGCCTTACCATAGGCGCCAAGGGCGCTTTCCATCGTAAGGCCGGTCGCATTGCCGGCCTTGAACGACGGATCGAGACGAAGACACTTATTATGAATAGCCCGCTCCAAAGCGGTGGCGCTATCCCATATGATCGAGCTACCGGGGGCGATCCGGCCGGCTTTGGCGCCGGCTAGAAGTTCCTCGCACAGTTGTTCGATTTGCTCCCAATGTTCCAAGAGCGGAACTTGCGGCACCTTCATCGCACCATAACCCATTTCGAGCGGCACTAGCAGCGCGCCGGGCGCTCCGCACGCCAGCGTTGTCTTGCCGACTTTCTCCGCGCCGGCCAAAACGATCCGTTGGCCAGCTTGACGAGAAGTGCCTTGCGAGATAGCGCCAAGGATCGATTGCGGAGCGGCCATGTTTAATCCTTTATCCATGCGGAGACGACGCCACGAACGCGCACAGTAACGGCGCACTCATTGGCATAATCGAAGACAATCTTGCCGGCGTCATCAGTCTTAATGACTTCGACCCAACCTTCGACACGATCATAGGCCGTGGCCAGCTTCACCGGCACGCCGTTAAGCGTGACGTTCAAGCGCCCGTCATACGCGATCGGGTCGAAATGCGGATCGTCATGGTCGACGCTAAGACGAAGCGGCGCGAGCATCAGGAGCCCCAACCGGACGCCATCTTCGGCGCCTCGTTGTTCTTTAGAACGACGCCGGAGCCCGCAAGCTCTAGCACTTTATAGTCGGGATGCGACGTGCCATAGCTATCGCCGAACTTCGTGCATATTCGCAGGAAGCCGCCGCCAGCCGCGACGAAGACTTGCGTGCCGCGCTTGTAAAGCTTGGCTTGAACGAAGACGCCTTTCGGCTTGCGAACGATGGCTTGGCCGTCGTCGATCGCATGGAATAGTTCGATGGGCACGGTTGGGTTCCTCGCAATGTATGACATTCGTTCGAATAGCGAAAGCTTCGTCACGTTGCTTTCGGTTCCTCGAATGTCAGTTGCGGGGCCGCCGGCTTCACCGTCAGCACTTCGCCAATACGCTTCACGACTTCGATTTCGACGGCGCTGGCGTTGGCGTCTTGTGCGAGCTTTTCCCATTCGGAACCGGAAAGCTCCGGCTTCCACGAAACGAGACGTTCGAAGACGCGCGTGCCGTCTTCGCCTAACTCATTGGCGATCGCTTCTTCGAGCGCGCCAATCTGTGCTGCGATAGAGATTTTCTTATCGTCGGCGTCGACGGCTTCCTTGTTGCCGAGTGTATAACCGAAGCCGTGAACGAGCTTCAGCTTATAGCCGCCGCCCATGTCATAGCGTTGCGTGCCCTTCGTCGGGTTCGGGAAGCATGTTGCCGTTATACGGTCGCGAAGCTCGCGTTCGTTCTTCGTCGCCTCCGCCAAGACGGGCTTGGCATTAAGCCAAGTTTGCAATTCGTGATTGCGACGCAATCGGAAGTGTTCGGGTTCTTCGGTGGCAGGCTGGCCCTTATACTTGATTTCGTATGTGGCCGGCGTCTCGACGGCAACTTCGCCGGAGTTGTGGCCAATGCCGGCCATGCTTGGCCAGCCTTCGGTTTCGTCTGTCATGTTGAACCTTTCGCCCGGTTATGCCGATCCGGCCGGAATGTGGGCAACCGGGAAGTCGCCGACGAAAGCCCAACCGGATCGACGCGGGACGATAGGCGCGGCCTCGATCGCCGCGCAACCCCGGAAGTAAAATAATTTTTCGGGGCTTGCTCGCGTCGAGCGATCGTGCCAGCCATGCCCGCGATCATCGATCCGAACCGGGCGAACGCATGACTTCCGAACTTTTAAGGGCAACTTTAGTGTTGCTCGATATGACGGCGTCGAAGGAATGGCCGCGTATCGCAAAAGAAATCGACGTGACGCCGGCATGGCTTCGCGCGTTGTGCAACGGTCAAATCAAAGAGCCCGGCGTCAATAAAATTGAGCGTCTATATTGCGTTCTTTCGGGCAAGACTGTGGAGCTATGAATTTTGGCAATATTCCCGCTGAATTGCGGGAACTAGATCAATGGGTTGTCTGGCGTTTGGAATTGCGCGAAGGCGCGAAGCCAACGAAAGTTCCCTATGCTCCGCGTCCCGGCGGAACGAAGGCCAGCGTTACCGATAGGGCGACGTGGGGCTCTTACGCCGATGCGATCCGCGCTCCGTTCACTTGCAAAGAACCTTGCGATCCGCTTTTGCCTGTAGCTCAAACCGGCTTCAGCGGCATTGGCTTCGTCTTTACCGATGACGATCCTTATGGCTTCATCGATCTAGACGACACGCATGGCGACGCCGAAGCGTTCGCCGTGCAAATGAAAGTGTTCGGCGAATTTAACAGTTATAGCGAATTAAGCCCATCGGGCACCGGCCTTCATATCATCATCAAAGGCAAGCTTCCCCACGGTAGGCGCCGGGCTGATATCGAAGTCTATACGTCCGAACGCTATGCCACGATGACGGGCAACGTCCATTGGCCGGCACCGATTGCGGAGCGGCAAGACAAGCTCGATATCTTGTTTGAAGAAATGGGCGGCGAGAAAAACGAAGATTTTTCGTTTGCCGAGAAGCCGCAAGAGAAGTCAGACGAAGATATCGTCGGCATTGCTTTGTCAGCAATGAACGGCGACAAGTTCAACACGCTCTATAACGGCAATTGGTCGGGGCAGTATAGCAGCCAATCCGAAGCCGACTTTGCCCTTGTCGATATCATCGCGTTCTATACCCAAAATAGCGCACAGATAGCCCGCATCTTTCGTCAAAGCGCACTTGGCCAACGGGACAAGGCACAGCGCGACGATTATCTTGGCTATATGATACGCAAGTCGTTCGATCGGCAGTTGCCGCCGGTCAATCTCGACAACGTATTCAACGCTATCATGGCGTCTAGGGCGGCTGCTAACGGGGCGACGGCTGAACCGGGCGGAACCGCCGCCGCCCCTAACCCAACCGGGCCGGAGCCGCGCTGTAGGGCTGACGATGGCGTGCCCTCGATCACCGGGGCCGTCAACCCGTTTCCTCCGGGGCTGCTAGGGCAGATCGCGCAATTCCTCTTGGACGCCTCGCCCCGGCCGGTAGCCGACGCCGGCTTGGCGGGCTCGATCGCGCTTATGTCGGCGATATGTGGACGCGCGTTCAACGTCTCCGGGCAGGGACTAAATCAATATATGCTATATCTCGCCAAGACGGGAGACGGCAAAGACGCGATCCATACCGGCATCGGCCGGCTTATGGGCGAAGTCGCGAAGAATGTTCCGGCGGCTGGCGACTTCCGTGGCCCCGGCGAACTTGTTAGCTCGGCTGGCCTAATCAAATGGCTTGACCGCAAACCGGCTGTGCTGTCGCTACTAGGCGAATTCGGCGTCAAGCTGAAGGAAATGGCCAGCCCATACGCCAACGCGCACGTCGCCGGCCTAGAGCGCGTCCTATTGCAGCTATACAGCAAGAGCGGACGCGGCAACGTGTTCGATCCCATCGCCTACAGCGACAAAGAAAAGAATACCAATCCGATCCTGTCGCCATCATTGACGTTAATCGGCGAAAGCGTTCCCGAACGCTTCTATGCCATGCTCGACGAAAACATGATATCTTCGGGCTTGATCCCGCGCTTCCTAATGTTCGAATATACCGGCAAGCGGCTATATCTGAATGAGAACGCGGCGGCTGTGCGGCCCTCGATCGACCTTATTCAAAAGGTTGGCGATCTATGCGGCACGGCTCTTACGCTTGCCCACAATGGCAATATCCACGATGTTCCTATGGACGCGGAGGCCACGAAGGCTTTCCGCGAATTCGAGTATTGGACAACGGATCAAATCAACGAAGCCAATACCGAAAATATCCGGCACTTGTGGAACCGCGCGCACCTAAAGGCGCTGAAGCTCGCCGCCGTCTGTGCTGTGGGCATCAACCTTCATTCCCCGCTTATCACGATGAATGAATTTCGTTGGGCCGTCGATATCGTTGTCGGTCAAACCGAACGTCTCATTGCCAAGTTCGAAACCGGCTTAGTCGGCCACTTGGAAGGTTCGGAGAACAAACAACTAACCGACGTGGTATCGATCATATCGAGCTATATTCACAGCCCTTGGGCGAAGATGGTCAAATATGGCGGTAGCGAGGAAATGCACCGCATGGGCGTGATAACCGAAGGGCATATAAGCCGGCGCACGATCAATCTGGCGAGCTTCAAGCATGACAAGCTAGGCCCTACAGCGGCGCTGAAGCGCACGCTAAAGCTCTTGCTCGACGCCGACGATTTAAGGGAAATGCCGAAGCAACAAATGCAAGCTCAATTCGGCAAAGGGCCGCGCGCCTTTGTGGTGGCGAACGCGGCCCATTTCATGCCGGAGACTGAAGCTTAGCCTTCGAACGGGTCTTTCATGATCCTGTCGATTTGCCGGTCGACCATGTTGCCGATCGTCATTCCCTCGCCGTCATCGAGCAAGGCTTCGCGCTCCGTATGAAGAATGCGCGTCGTCATATATCCGACGATCCGGGGCGGCGCGCCCGGCGCCTGATAAGCTTCGCTAGCTGTTGCCTTCGCCATATCGAATTTCCTCCACTAGCCGGTTAGGGAATAGAACCGGGTTGGCGGCCATCCAACACGGAACACAAAGAAAGCCGGGAAATCGGCGGCGTTCCACTTTCTGCCCGGTCAATAGCCGGCGAAAGAAGCCAAGCGGCACTTCCCGCGAATTGTATTGCGACACGCTCTTTGTCGTGCCGCAATCGAAGCACGGTTCAACCGTCGCCATTGCAGAATTCCTTATGACGCTTGAGAGAATACTTGCTGAAGCCATGCCGGCCACAGCGCGGGCACTTCAGGCTTGGCGGTAGCGTGTCGCTCTTGGCCTTCATAGTTATGCGCTCCGATCGATTGCGTCGCGGATTTCGCGAGCAACAACGCCCTCAAAACGTTGTCCGTCGCTTGTGACAACTTCGCCTTTGATTTCACGCGCTGCCGCCTCCGCGTCGGCCGGCTCGACGTGCGACTTGACTGTGGGGATGAACCCGTAAGCCAAATGGCCGCCGCGATGATCGGCATCGATATACGGCGAAATTGCCAACCGGGTTCGAAACTCGACGTGCGTTTCGTCATCCTTCATGTCGACGCGCACGTCATAGCCTGGGCGAACCTTCTTCGTCTCGCCCATGATCGACGTAAGTTTCTG